AGGAAACGAGGGGGACATACGTCCCCCTCTCCTATATATTAGGCCGCTGCGGTCTCAGGCAAGTAACTGCTCGCAAGCTCCCACAACCCCTGATTGAGCTTTACCTGCGACTTGAAACCCTTCACGGGACGGGCCTTACGCTCCTTTTTTCCTAATGCATAATTAAATTTACCATTCACAACTTTTTCCTGAATGCGGTTAAATACTTCCCACAAACCATCACCATCGTCTTCCTTACGTGTTGATGCGAGGATATCCTCCATGTCAACAATCTTTTCAATCGCCTCTTCGGTTGTATTAGTAAACCGAAGCATAGCTGCTTGACGAGCAAACTCAAGTTGTTGCTCACGCTCCAACGTTTGTTGCTTCATATCCTCTACCTGCTTGAGGTAATCAGGAATCTGCTCAACCAACTTGTTTACAGCACCCTTGATGGTTTCAAAGTCGTAACCGTAGTGGCGAACCTTCATTGAACCAAAGTCCTGCGACTTAACAACCATACCATTTGAACAAACCAAACGGAAAATACCTACATCCAACTTGAATGCAGTAGTACCATCGTGACTGTTTGTCAACAACAACTCGGGGTATTCGGTTTTACCCTCTTGCATGAAATCATAGTTAACAAACTTAACCATGTGACGACCAACACCTTTACGCTTTTTACGTGAATTAACACGGTACGCATTAATAGGTGTCCAACCCAACTTCATAACATCCTCAATTACCTTTTCAGTAGGTACATGAACATACTTATCAGTAATACCCAAGTGCTTACGCAATTCAGGGTTAATTTCAGGGGTTGAAATCTCAGGACAAATCATCTTCAATTCATCCATAGTGAGTGAATCACGGTTTTCGATTTTCTGATTAACCGTGTTGATTAACTGCTGTGCAGTTGAAAATTGTGTGTCTTGTACTTCAGACATGATACTTTTTTTAGGTTTTTAACTAACTTTCTTTTTTAAATATACGATAAATTGGCTGGTAAACCAAAACTCTCAAGCCCATTCGTTTGCCCAAGAAAACCTACTGTTTTTTCTTACTTTTCTAAGTGTCTTAATATCTTGTTCGTCTTTAAGGTGAACTATTTTTCCATTAAGGGGACCTTCATACAAATAGTTTGTATTATGATATAAAATAGGTCCATCATATGGTTCACCATTGACACGTCTACCACCAGCATACGATCTAAATGTGGTACAAGTTACTTGGTTCCATTCACCAGTGGACATTTCGACTTCAAGGTGTTTATATAAATCGAAATAGTATACTAAATTTTTACTCAAAATATCTCTTCAATAGCGTTTTTAACTAAAAGGAAAAAAGCATAAAGCATAGTGAACCGTAACCCAATCTCAATTGTTTTAAGTGTAGGGGGAACAACGTGTTTAAATGCCCAATCCTCAAATTGTTGAGCTAATTCATTGTAAGTCTCAATTATTTGTCTCATGGTTCAATATATTCTTTGTATAGTTTTTCATAACTAATACTTTGTAATGTTTTAAATTGACGGTGATGGTATAATGGTTTAGCATCGTCATACGATTCGCTAAATATAGGCATACCACCTTTTAAACCGCTAAAAAACTGAGCGTCTTTATTTACTACTAGATATGCTCTATGTTTTACTTCAAATAAGTCATTTAACCTATCAATGTAGTATTTCGTTTTACCCATTCAGTTGTTGTTTGTATTCATACTTATTTAATAATGTGATAATAGTATCAATGTGATCTCTAGCTTCACCTAACTTTTCAATTTGGGTTTTAAGCTCATCCATTATTCCTGGGTGTTCACCAATACCAACAGCATCCTTAAGGTATAAATCTATTGTTACTTCAGCCTCAGCTGCTATTCCTTCGTAATGCTTTCTCGCTGCGTTTAATCTGTCTAAGTTCATAATTTATTTTATTTAATTGTCTTGCTAGTTTAAATAATGGTTCTGAATTGTGATTAAACCACTGTTTAACTGCTCTTTTCCATATTAATTGAATATACAATTTTCTTATCTGTAAGCCAAATTTCTTAACCATGAGCTCCCTTATTTGTTAAGTAATCAGCTGCTTTACTAGCTACTACTTCATCTGGTTTAGTAAATACTTGAATACCAAGTGATGATCCCCAACCTGTAGCCAATGCTACTAGCTTATTTGAGTAGTATTTTTTGTCTTGATTCAAATCAAAATCAATTGCATGTAAACGTATGGGAGAATTTTCAGTAAACCAAGTAACAAACGACATAATTCGTTCTATTTCACCCATTAATCGCTCCCACTTAGTCAGTTTACGTGTTACTACTTCTTTATGGTAAACATAATGTACACCTCTACTACCATAACGATATGCTACTACAGTGTAATAAACAATAGTACCATCACCTCTAAGTTTAGAGTCACCACCAACATATATTTTAATGTCAGGATGTTTTGTAACTTGCTTTAAGGTATAAGACAAAATATCTATTGCTTTGCCGTTACTTTTTCGAAATATTTTCACAATAAGTAAAACTTATATTAGCGGTACAAGTTGAGTACCAATAAGGTTTATTAGGTTCATCTTTGGGCGTGCGAAGAGCACGTCTCATCGCGTCATAGTAACTATCCATCTGATTTAGCAAATTCGTCGTTAGCAACAATTTTATTTTTAATCTTTAAAAGCACAGCACAATCTTCATAACGTTCACCTGCTTCAAAGTAGTCAATTAGATATTCTAAATCTTTTACTTTTTCTTCAGGCTTCATAAACGCATTTAAAACGTAATCTGCTCTAAAATCATCATTTGTTTTAAGTAAATTGAGTGTTGTTTCATTCGCTTTGTGAATAAACTCATCAATGTCTACTTTTTCTTCTGGTACAAAACTAAACATAAATTGTGAAATGTCTTTTATAAAATCTTTGCTCTTAATTTTCTTGTAACTGTCCCAACGTTCATCTTCTTTAGACATAACTTCAAAACTATTGAACATGTCGTCCTTTTTTTCATTTAAATCCCAAAGTTCATCTGATGGGATTATAATTACAAACATACCAAAGTCCTGACTACCCTTACCAAATATTTGTTCTGATTTTACAGGGTAGCTTTGGCGCTTTAACCAACCATGGCAGCGTAAATGCTGTATACCATCTTCAGTGGTTAAACATACTTCAATATAGCTTCTTTTAAATGTCATAATCGTCTAACGCTCGGAAATCTTCATCAGTGAATAAATCCTCTTTGTCTCCTTTTTGAATATATTTTTGAACTAACTGTCGAATATAAATACGCTCCGAATCAGTACCACCGTCATCTGGGTATTGGGGGAATATAATTAATTCTGCTATTTCCTCCAAATTAAAGTCGTCAAGCATCATTTCAGCTATTTCAAGTAACATTCTAGTTGATAATACACTAGATATTTTAGCGTTATCTCTACGTGCTTCATCACGTATTTTAGATGATATATCGCAAATCATTTCAGTTGATATAGCATTTAATTCAGGATACTTCATTGACAGCAATTTCATTTCTTGATCCTTATCTAAAACATCCATTTCAACAACTGAAAAACGATCAACTAATGCTCTATCTAATGCTCTGGTACTACTATATTCATAACCTACATTTGCAGTTGCAATAAAACTAACACCATCTGCTACATCTATTACTGGTGAATTTGTACTTTCATCCAAACGTAACTTGCGTATATTCGCATCCAATACTGGCATCAATATGTTCCATGCTTCTGGGTTTGCTCGCGATAATTCGTCAAGTAGAATAACAGTATTCGGTGATTTAATTGCCTTAACAAATGCGGATTCTTCAAAATATGTTCCATCTTTAAAATACGTGTTTCCAATGAGCGCTGAGCGAACATCTTGCGTGCTACCCAAGTTAAAATAAAAGATTTGCTTATCAAGGGTCTCAGAAGCTTTAAATACAATTTGAGTTTTACCTGTACCTGCAGGCCCAACAAACATAAGGTTTTTACCCTTGCTTATACAGCGAGTTAAATATTTCCATTTCAAATCGCTGATAATAAAATCATCTGGTTTACTAGCCATTTTAGTTGATTTAGTTTGTGTAGGTGTTTGATCCCAAATCATATCGTTTTGTTCAATAAAACTAAAACCATTACGAGTACCACGTTTATATATTGCAACGTACTGATTAAAATTAATAGCACGTTCAACCCGCTGTTTCATATCGGGTCTGTCTTCAATAAAATAGGGTGAATTAGAAAGCATATCAATTGCTTTAACTTTCTTATCTGTATCGTAATAGCCTTTCAGGATGTGAGTGTAGTTCATACTGTGAATATACGAACAAAAATAAAGAGAGCCAAAAGGCTCTCTTAAAAATGTGGTTTGCCAACCGATCTTTTTCGTGTAAAGTGGGGCGGTAATTTATTTTGGGAACTATCGTATGGATACCCTTTTAAGTCACCTGGATAACCAGGTTGTAGTGGGTGTTCTATATCGCTTGGGTGTTTCCACTGGAAGTCTTCTTCACCGTCTTCCATTTTAGCTTTATAGAGAGCCATAACATACTCCCTAATATATCGTTTTAATTTATCCTTCACTTACCTCGCTAAGTTTTCTAAAGTATTTGCTGCTTTGATAAGCGCATCTCTTTGTTGCATTTTCGCATTAAGAAGTCTTGTTCCTTCTACACCATCATGAGTTTTTACAAGATTACGTAAATCTTGAGCCACTTTTAACATTTCTGCTTTATGCTCATCGGTTACTGTGACTTCTCTTTCGCTAATAACTTCTCTAATTAGTTTTCTTAATTTATCCATAGCACTGTTGATTAAAATCTATCATCTTCGAGTTCTTCAGCATAAAAGCGAAATAACTCTGCTTTTGTTTGGGTAGGTAATTTATAAAAAGCTTCAATACCGCCTGGGGAGGCCATACTAGTCATAAAATCATTGATGGTTCTAAAATTAGCCATAGTGTACTCTTCGTTAAGATTAAAACCTGAGTCTTTGTATTCAATATCGGCTTTTGCATCCTTAAGATATAACATAAGTCTATCAATAGCATCAATAGCTTCTTCTGTGTTCATGTCTTTAAGAGTACGGGCAGCTATTCCTATAAGATTTGTTTGGGGCTCGACTTCGTTTACTTCTTCTTCGCTAAGATAGCGCTTGCGGTTCCATTCGTGTACATTAAAATTACTCATGTTGATAAAAAATATATTATTGTTACAGCTAAACTAAGCAACATTAGTGAAAATACTACTGGCCCTGCTATTTCGTTTTCTTCTGGTTCTTGATGTTCCATTAGTTGTATATAAATATTGAGGGGGCCGAAGCCCCCTCATGACTGACTGATCGTTTTGTCAGTTTATTTTATTTTAAGTGTTTTTGGTTTGTTTTCGTTAGCATAAGGGACTGTAATAACAAGTAGTCCATTATTCATCTCAGCAGTCGCTTTAGCTAACTCAAAACGACGAGCTACTTTCCAACCAAAATTAAAGCTTGATCGCTTAATTCCAGTGTGGTAAAAACGCTTTGATGAAGTTGATTTTTTAGGTTTATCACCCCTGTCATGGGCGAGTTTAAGGATATCACCTTCAATAGTGATATCTACATCTGATTTATCTAATCCAGTACAGGCGACTTCAAACGTTAAGCCGTTTTCATCTTCAAATACATCTACTGGGTGGGATACTGATCGGTTATCTGGTTTATTAAATACCGATTCATTGTCAAAAAAGTTCTTTACTAGAACATCAAGTGGCGATACAAATCGCGGGTCAAATAGGTCAATTTCGTGTACCATGTTTTATAAGTTTTATGGCCCCTAAGGTGCCGGGTTAATTTTTAGATTGTCTGTTGATCAATCAGTCAGATATACATATAAATAAAATCCATATCCCACTAATAAGTTAGTATGTAATGCAACTAAATTCCATTGCCTAGCTAACCATACTTGTGGGATTGAAAGTGTCCCACCAATAAGGTAGGTATATACTCCTATATTATTATAAGCTAATAAATAAGGTGACATCATTAAAAAAGCAGTACCCATATAACCTAATCGATTACATAACCGTTCTAATGGGGTTAAAGTTTTATCAGCAACTAAGTTACTAAGGAACTTATTAAGTCTGGGATATCGCTTATATTTTACTTTTTTAGAATGTACCATGGTGGAACATCTTTTTTATTTTTAGGTAATTTTCTAAATGTTTGTACAGAGGGGTAAATAACACCCCCGTGTGCAATTTGTAATGTTTTATCTTTATTTATTTCAGTTATAGTACCCTCTTCTAAAACACTAAACACATAAAACATTATCTTATCTCCTATTTTCATTTCCAAAAAACTTGAATTAATACAATCGCAAAAGCTAACGCTAACGTAACAGCTGTTTTAGCAGTCAGTGCTTCATTCATGTGGAACCACGTCAAAAACGCAAACGCCATCATTCCCATTGCAAACCCAACTAATCGCTGGGGCCACAATTGACCCCCAAAGGCTATTACTAAGTGGTGAGTAGCATAAATATATACATAACTAATAGGTACGCCTAAAAACGAAACAACAATAGGGTGTTTTTTCATCCATTCACTTAAGAATTGTCCATTAATTTGATACCAAACTAACACCTGGCCTACTAAAAACAAAAATGCTCCTAGCATAAATCTAGCTATAAAACTCATTCTTCTAACTTTTTATTGATTACTTTTTCATCGCTAAATCGTTTGGTGTTACTTTCGATTACCCGGTTAACGGTAACCATGCTTTCGGCTTGTAGCCAGGCGTCAAAGATAGTGTCGGTGTGTTTTACTTCTTTAATCAATTTAAGTTCTTCAAGGCTTGCTCCTCGCTTTACAGCCTTATATAATTCTTTATTACAGATATCTTTTCCATCTTGGGCAACGTAGAATTTACCCTTGCTGTCAACCAACGTTATCGCCTTAGGGAAACGCCGCTTGACATTTTTCTTTGCTAGTTGAAACCTTTCTTTTTTATCCATTTATTCTTCTTTTAACTCGTCAGCTCCGCCTTTGCGTTGCTTCTTTTTTTTCTTATTTAATTTGTAGTATTCATAATCGTCGTCTAGAAAGTCGTCTTCATAATCTTTGAAGGACTTATTGCCGAAATGGTATTCTTTTAGTTTACCCATGATTTCTATTGTTTTGTATATACGGATTAAATGTAGGGGTGGGTGATAGTAAGTTTTTTTTAATTTTGAAAATCGATAAATTCGTCACCATCGTCTCCATCCCATAGTCCTAGTTCTTTTAAATGTTGTATATGTGAGTCATCCATATCCCAGGTTGGCTCGTCGTCTTTGTTAAATGTATTTTCATTTACTTGATAATCCTCCATTTGCTTAAGTTGATTATCACTCCATATATTACCTATGTTTAAGAAGTAACAATTGTAGCAAAGGAATTCTAAATTATCTCGTTTCCAATTCTTTTTGTTTTTATCTAAAAAGTTAAGCACAAGTGGCACTTTGTAATCTACAACTCTCCTCTCTTCAAACCCACAACAATTACATTTTTCTTGTAGAAACCCTTCTTGAATTAACCGTGATTTAAGTATGTCAACAGTATAGTGTGATACGTCTACTCTACCTTCAAGTACATCTTCAAGTGGTGCTTTAATATTTTTCTTTGGTTTACCATAACCTCCTAAATGTTTTTTAATACCCTTACCTTGACGGTTTAAGTGCTTATCAAATAGTGTTTTACCCGTTTCGTTATCGTTAAATGTGAGCGCATAACGCTTATAAACATTATACGATACACCCAGGTAACGAGCAGCTGCTCTATTACTTAATGTATGCTTTTGAGCTCTTAAAACGTCGTCCTTTGTAAGGATTATTTTATTCATTTTAATGATTGAACTAGGTCCCAGAGTTCTTCTGGTGTATCCGAGGGTAATTCCTCACCCGTTTCTGTATTATTTAGTTGTAAAACTGACTCGTCTCCTGTATTCCATTTTTCATATAACCACCACTGAATGATTTGGTTTTGATTTTTATTAAATGCTACTTCAAGCAATGCTTCAATTGCTTGGACAAATGTTTCTTCAAAATTAACTAAATCAATTGCAAAATCGCTTTTCATAATTAGCGTTCTGTCATTAGCATATTTATAATTTTCTATAAACCTAATGAATGCTTCTTTCTTAATTAAACCTTTTACTGGACGTTGTCTAGTGACAGTGCCTTTAATTTTAAGGATATTTTTAAGGTCTTTTTTTAACTGATCATTTGCCATCTGTAGGTTGTTCATAAACCGAAAATATTTCTACTAACTGATCTGGTCTCAATTGTTTAATAGCAGCAAATGTATTAATAGCTTCAGTAAGAGATTCTGCTACACACTTATTAATGCGTTCTCCTCTTACCCCTTCACCGCTGGTTTTTGTTTCTAAAACGTAAGTTGTCTTACTCATTTGATTTGTTTTATTAAATTAACAGTACGAGAACATTGTTCATATTCCTCTACTTGTTCATAGAAATCTAAACATGTTTCTAAGTTGGTTTTAAATGACTCTTTAAGTATAGAAATATCCTTTAGGTTTTTACCATCATTTACTCGTGCCATTACAAAACTAGGTTTACCATTTTGTAAAGTTTGTTCAACACCGTCTAATATACTTGAATAAAGCATTTTTTGGTATTTGACTTTATTAGCTGGGTCTTCAAAAAAGTCAGCTGGTACTGTAGGGATAATTCTTCTTTTTCTCATACGTTTGTAAATTTAAGAAGAAAGCTCCTAAAACCAAAATTTTTTATTATTCGCCTTTAAGAGCTTTCAAAATTAAGTTTTTGAACTGGTTCAAGGGAATGTAGTAACCTAACACGTTAGGATTATCCGTTGCCTGCTTTATATCCGGATCAATGTTAACTTGTAAGTCGTATTTACTAAGCTTATTATTCATAGCTTGTTGAACTTTTTGGTTAACATCAATTTTTTCGTCTGGATCAACTAATATGGTTCCACCCTTAGGAATTAATTGAATTTTAATACCTTTTTTAGTTGGGTTTCGGTTTACATCTACTTTAATAGTAAAGTCATTATCACCAGTTTTAAGTTCTGCTTCTCTAAGTAGTTCGTCTACTGTTTCGAAAACCATATCGTGTAATTCAGTTTTTTTCATTGTGACTGTTTATTATAAATATTAAACGAATTTAAAAGTCCTATCGTTTAGTAATAAGTCTATATCAGAATAAGTTTTAAATGAATTAGACATATCTGTTTTAGATTTAATTTCGATTTTAAATCCCTCATATTCAAAGATACCTATCTCATTTTGATTAATTATATCCTGTATATTTTCTATAAAGGGCCTAACTTTATTATAATCTATTAAATTAGAGTAATTAAAAGAAACTATAATATCTTCTTTAATACTGTCCGGGGTAGTTTGTATACGTTCTGTAAAATCTGTAGGGTTAAATAGATGATTAATACTTGCCCAGTGTTCACTAGTATAGTTCCATCTTAAGTTACTATAATAGTGGGCATCAAATTCTGTCTGTTGAATTAATTGGGTAATAACATCTTTATTATTTAGATATAATTTTTTACAATAGGGCTCAATGTGTTTAAGTAGATTAAAATCTACGTACCTATCAATATTTATGTTAAAAGCTATGTTATATACAGGTTTAGGATGATGACCAAAATAACCCCACTTTCTAATAAATCGTTTTAGTTCTTGCATATCCGCCTGCTGTTGGAGTTGGTTTTTAATTTGGGCTGATTCACTTTCAGATTTAAACCATTCTGCTCCTCTACTAGATACACAAGTAAAATGATATACACAAGCATTCCAAGATATAATAGTATCTAAACCATTTTGTTCCATCCTGATAATAGTATCTGAATCTTCTCTAGAACATCTAAATTGGGTATCAAATCCTCCTAAAATATTAATCCATGTAGATTTAAATACAGCAAATGGAGCAAAATGACCTATCCTATTAGGACGGTTTTCTTTATGTAATTCATCTACAAATTTATTAAATTCATCATATTGAAATTCTTCGGGAGTAAGACCAAAATTTTTAATAATTTTTTCGGGAGAACCGGGGTGAAGGGGGGGTTCAATTCGGGCACATGATAAAACAGTATTTTGGTCTATATTGTTAATAATATGTTTATCAAAATCTTTTCCAACTACCATATCTGATTGTAAGTAACATACTATATCATGGGTAGCTTCATTAAACATAACAGATACATTTCTTTGACTACCTATAGGAAATCCTGTAGTGTTATTATGGATTTTCATGGTAGGTAAATCTGATTTCATATCAGATAAAGCCTCATAAGTATTTTGATTATCAGAATCTATAAATATTAAAATTTCATGATTATTGATATCAGTATGATCTTTTAATGATTTTAAAAGTAATTTAGTGTACTCTTTTTCATTTTTAGCACTTGCTATACAAAAAGTTATTTTATTCATGTTTTAGGTCTAAATACATTTGTTTAATTCCCTCTTTTACTCCTATCAGGTTAATACTATTATCAGGGTATTTTTTACCTGTGTAAGGTAAACCTAATGAAGTATCAAATACTTCAACAGGTACTTTATAGTTACTTAACTTATTTATAATATCTGCTATTTCGATTAAAGTATAATGGGTTTTATAAGAACATTCAGTTACTTTAGATAAAAGTGATATATTTTCTTCTATATATTTTTCAATTACAGATATTAAATCATCCATATAGAAAAAGTCCATAAGTTTATTTTGATGAACTATTAAAGGTTTTTTGTTTATATAATTTTTGATATTTGCTTTTATAAATCTCCTATCTAATTCATCCTTATTAAATACCGCAAATATTCTTATATTAAATACACCTACTTCGGGTTTAGATAACTCGTGAATAATTTTTTTACTTAACCCATAAGGATCACTAGGATTACCTAATTCTGCTCCTGACCCAAAATGTATTAAACGTCCATAACGGTGTCTATTATATAATAAATTATAATACATTTTTATATTTTGGTAGAAGATATCACTACCATCATATTCTCGGGTTAATCTATTACCCCCCTTAACAGCTGTATGGATTACTACATCATAACTGTTTGTCTGAAACCATTTATCAGTGGCTTCGCGATTAGTTAAATCAAAGTCTTTTCTAGTGATTGAAGTAATATCATATTTACCAGATAAATTTTTTAATATACTTTGGGCAATGTATCCATTACCCCCTGTAATTAATATCTTTTTCATAATGAATTAACTTGATTAAGGGTTTGGTCCCAACTCTTAAAGCAGATTGCTTTATCATCTATATAAGCAACAGCATTAGGTTTAGTGTAAGTTATTTCTTCCACATACTGGTTTACTTCATATTTTTCAAGCCATTCCCATATTAATTCTATACCAGTTTTACCATTTATAAGGGGTCTATTAGGATTAGCCTTACAAGTGTAAATTATTATTCTATATGTTTTAGCTAAATGCTTTATAGAATCTAAAGCCCCTTTTAGGGGTTTACCATATATGGTTCCATCATGGAATCCTAAATAGTGATCATGGATAACACCATCAAAATCAATACATAAAACATTTTTTATGTTTTCTTCTACTTCAGTTGTAAATTCTTTTATATTCATTTTTTTCGTAAAAACAACAAGAGGGGTTAAATCCTGTAGGGGTTATAATATTACTAAAAGTATCTAAAGATTGAAAATATATCCCATCAATATCAAAATATGTAATTAAATCATCTATTAATTTATCTTCACATAACATTTTTCTGTTAGGTTGGAGATTATATATGCATCGTGATATACATGGGGGGCTAGGGATAAAAAAGTAAACCTTATTAACTTGGGTATGTTTTAATAGTTCACTTACTACTTTTAAAGTAGATCCTGTAAAGATGGCTTCATCTACTATACCTATGGTTTTACTATTTACTAAATCTTCTATTAATCCTAATTTAGAAGTGATAAATTGTTTTCTTTTAGCTGAGTTATTTATATCAAAACTTCTCCCCATTTCAGATCGTTTATAAAAAGCCTCTATATACGGTTTATCTAGAGCAGAAGCTAATCCTTGTGCATAATATTTTCCGGTTTCTGGAATAGGTACAATAGCGTCTAAACTATTGATAATATCAGTAGGAATAATAGATTTTAAAGAAGCCCCCAAATTATTCCTCCAGTAAGCAACACTATTATCTTTTACAATCTCGTTTGGCTTTTTCCTATAAATTAAATTTAAAGAGCATTTTGATTGAGATAAGGCGTATTTTTTTATTTTATCAAAATTAGGGGTTTTTTTAAAATTATATGTTAGTTTTCCTAATTTGTTAAAAGATTTAATTATATCTTTAATTACATCATCCGCTAAATGGACTTCATTATTAGGTGAAAAATTTTCATCTAAGTTAAATAAAGGATTTTCTTGGATATTAGAATCAACATAAGTGATAAATGAACTAAATTCATAATAAAGATCTTTATCATAATTAAGAGTATCTTTTACAATTTTAATTCTATTAGAAAAGCTTTTAATATTATACTTAGATATAGATAAATCTTTAGGTATAGACACAAATATAAATTTAGTGCTAGATAGATTTTTTATGATATCTAATAACTTATAAAAGCCTGTGTCATCTATTTTTAATAATATTTCACTGGTTAAAATAAGAGTATCTGAGTTATAATAGTTTAGCAGGCCTTTGATTCTTTCTAAGTCGGGTACTTCGTTTATAAAGTCTGTTCTTTTTATTGAGTGATTTCGTTTCACGATTTCGTATAACCTCTTAGAAAATAAAAAGTTTCCCCCAAATAATAAAAATTTATAGTGTTTAGGTACAAATAACCTAATATCTCTATCTATATTTACACGCATATTTTATGGTTTAAATTTATTATTTTCCATTTCATCCTTAGGGAGGAAAGGATACATATCCTCAAGAGGTGGAGTGTAAAATTTTCCCCCCTCTAAAAGTTTAGATCTAAGTTTAGGTTCAAAATTTTCATCAGGGTTTGTAATTACTTCACATATAACAGGTCCTTCAGTAGAACAAACTTTTGGTAAAATATTTGGTAATTCGTCTGTAGAAGAAATTTTGAAAAACTTAAACCCATAAGCATTAGCTATTTTTTCAGCTGAAGGGAAGCTAATACCACTAGATTTGTCAGCCCCATAATATCCTTTTTCACCTGCATTGAACATAGATGTTTGGGTTTGTTTTATTGAATGATATCCATCATTATTAACCCAAAATAACTTAATATTTAAATCGTTGTGAATAATAGTCTGTAATTCTTGTAGGTTCATTTGTATAGATCCATCTCCCTCAATGCATATGGTGTTTTCATTTTTAGGTTTAGCACAAGCTGCTCCTATAGCTGCTGTAATTCCATAACCCATACTAGAAGCACCCGCGTTTGTAAATACTCTTTGGTTCTCTTTAATTTGAAGGGCTTGTAGTCCAACTACACAAGCCGCTCCATTAGCTAATACTACACTATCAGTGCTGTTTAAATTGTCAGATAAATGTTTAACAAAAGCATATACACTAGTTGGTGAAGTGTTTTGTAAATGGTGTGGTAACACTACAGGGTATTTATTGTTAATATTTTTGCACCACTTATACCATTTAGTAGTATTATTATGAATACTAGATTTAGGGGAATTATTAATTTTAATTAAAAAATCTTTTATGTCTGTACATATAGGATAATTAATATTAATAGTAGGTTTACTTAACTCTGCAGGATCTATATCTACTGCTATTTTATAAGCATTTTTAGCAAAGTTACCCCAAGCATAGCTGATCTGCCTAATAGATAGTTGGCATCCTAAAAATAATACTAGATCGGCGTTTTGGAGTACAAAATTACCTCCCCTATTTCCTATAGTACCTGGGTGGCCAGCATAATATTCATGGTCATCCCAAATTAAATCGTTAGAATTCCATTCAGTTACTACGGGGATTTTTAATTTAGAAACGGTTGATAAAAATTCATTATAACTATCACTCATTCTTACTCCATAACCGGCTAATATTACAGGTTGTTTAGCTTGGTTAATTTTATCTAAAACATTATTTATTACCTGAGAAGTTGTTTCAGGAGTAAATGAATTTGGAGTAAAATGGATTAAATCATCCGTATCAACTATCGTAGATTGAATATTAAGGGGAATATCTAACCATACAGGCCCTTTTCTACCACTTGTAGCTAAATAAAATGCTTTTTCTAAATGATATGCTATATATTTAGGATTAGTGATCATATGAGAATATTTAGTCATATGTTTTACACTATCTATAATATTATATTCTTGAAAACCTAATTGCCTAAGGGGAAGAGGAGTAGAATCTATAGTAGTATCATGATTCATTTGTCCTGAAATTATAATCATGGGTACTGAATCTAACCAAGCACCTAATACTCCCGTAATTGCATTAGTAGTTCCCGGACCTGATGTTACACACACTAATCCCGGTTTATCTGATATACGTGTGTATCCCTCTGAGGCCATTGAACATGCTTGTTCATGATGAGTGTATATGCAATCTATATCAGGATGATTTCCGAAGCTGTCATTTAAATGCATAGCACCTCCTCCAGTGACAGTAAAACATTTATTTACTTCTTTTTGAGATAAAAAGTTTGCTATGTAATCAGAAATTTTTACTTGACTCATTTTTTAGATACTTCATATAATTCAGATGCAAATGTTTCGTTAAAGGTAACATGTTTGTCTGCGGCTTTAACTTGCATTAAGAGTTTATCTATCTCAGGAAGTGATAAATTTGGTTTATTTAAAAAATACTCAGCATATGATCTGTGTATTTGGTTAAATCCTGTAATAGCATATGCGGGCATATATCCCCAAGGGTTAGTTGATTTAATTTGTGATATGGGGTTATCTATAATTTTATAAATACTGTTTAAATCAAAATTACTATTTTGGGTAATATTCATAAAATTCATAATTAATTCAGTGCATAGATTACCAGGTATTCTGCCCATTCCCAATACTGAAGAATCTATATAGGCTTTTCTAGTGCCTATCTTTTCTATAAAACTAGCTGCTAGTGATAAAGAAAGGGATAGATTTTCATGTAAATGTAAACCTATAGCAATATCAGAACTTACCCAAGAATTAAATAGAGAGAATAATTTATCTAAATCAGAAGGAAATATAGAGCCAAAAGTATCTACAATATAAATCCCTTCCGGTTTGAATTCATTAAGTGAAGTAAGTATATTTATTAATTCATCTTCAGTGTAACTTAAGACATTAACCGGATTAAAATAAACTTTATAACCTGCTTCTCTTACTATAGAGGCTTGTTTTAAGGTTAATTCTAAGTCTTTTTGATGAAAAGCAAAACGTATATTTTTAATATTATTTCCCCCTTCCCCAAATTGAGTTATATCATACCAATCGGGTCTAATCATTAAACAATATTCCTGGTTAGGATTTTGAGCGTATTGTTCAGCTTCTAAAGGATTATTAAATAATGTTTGGCTAGATTTATGATTTCCATCTTTTAAAAACCCTAATTCTATGAGGTCTACATTTGAAGATTCTAAATTTTTGACTATAGAGTGAATATTTTTTTCACCAAAATCAAAATTATTTACATACCCCCCATCTCTTAGAGTACAATCTAAAACTTTAATGTTAGAATTTACCATATAAATTTATTTTTATAGTATTTAATTATACTTTGTAATTCATTGTCAAAATTTGCTTCAGGTTTCCAACCTAATTTCCTTAGCTTAGAATCATCTAAAGCATATCTTACATCTTGCCCTTTTCTGTCAAAGGATGTATCAATATACGAACTATAATCAACATCTCCAAAATATTCTTTAATTATCTTCTTTACAGTTGTAATATTAGGTTGTTCAAATCCTCCTGCTATATTATAAATTTCATTGGTAGTGTTTGATTCTATTATAGTGATAATAGCATTTGCTGTATCTTGAGCATGGAGCCAATTTCTAACAGGGGTTCCATTATTATGTAAAGGGATTTTTCTACCAAGTTTAAGATATTTACATGATTTAGGAATCAGTTTTTCAACATATTGTCCTATACCATAATTGTTAGTAGGTCTAACTATTATATATGGTAACTTATATGTACGAGCCCAAGCTAATACTAATTGATCAGCAGCTGCTTTAGTAGCTGAATATGGATTACTAGGATGAAGAAGATCAGTTTCTGTATGAGCTCCTGATTCTATATCCCCATAAACTTCATCTGTACTGAAGTGAATTAGGGTAGGGATTTGGCTGTTTTCCTGTCTATAGTTTCTGATTAATTCTAATATATTATGTACACCATTTACATTGGAATGCACAAAATCGTCACTATTAGCAATACTATTACCCACATGAGTTTCAGCAGCCGTATTAATGATATAATCACAATCGTATAAAAATTCTAAATCATTTATATCACAATGTACAAATGAAAAATTTGGGTATTGGTTAAACTCATCTAATAAATGTTTATTAGCGGCATAAGTTGTTTTATCAACTCCTTTAACATACCATCCTTTTTCAAGGCAAGTTTTAGTGATGTAAGATCCTATAAATCCTAAACATCCAGTTACGTATACTACTTTTGTCATATTTTATTATCTATATTATTCCAGTTAGAGGGATAGTAATTTCCATTAATCCATGAAGATTCATGTTGGGGATGGAGGAAATAAGTGGGGCATACTATTTTTTTATCAGGATTTTTACCTAAATAAGCACCCCACCACGAATAAGAACTATTAGCAATAATGTGGTGATCACATAAATTAAGGAGGGCTAAATCTTCTTTTTCAGAGTCAGTACATATCTTTTCACCACCTATAGGTTCAACAAAAAATATATTATCTCCACTAAACATACGTTTAGTATAATTTATATCATTAGAAAAAACTATAAAATTATAATCTTCTATAGGACTAAAATATTCAGTAATTGCTTTAATATAATAGTCAAAATCCCTATCAAGAGGACAAAAAGCATATTGGGGTAATAAATAATCTCCTCTTCTTACATGAATGCTTACAGTGGGTTTATCTCCTAATTGGGATTTAATTTGATTCATCCTTTCAATTGCTTGGGTTTTTAAGTAATTTTTAAATTCCCACTTAGCAATTTTATCTCCAATGGTATTGTACCAGTAAGTATATAGGTCAAATCTTCCTACTAAATTATAATTTCCTTTAGGGTTTAAAGGGAATAGAGTAGTATCATAAGTAGTAGTATGGAAATTAATATCTTTATCTATAAAACCATTAAAAAATTCTTCTTCTTTAATAGAAAAAGTATTATCTAATTCAAGTAAATCAAATATTCTAATACCTACACCGTTTTCTTCTATCATTTTTTTAGAAAAAACAACATCCATATTATTATGTTCGGCTACTGCTAATAAACTAGCATATATTTGTAGTTGGGAGCATAATCCCCCTGAACCACCCATATTACTAAGAGTTAAGTAGTTTTTCATTTTTGGTAGTAATTTAACCAATATTCAGCCATTTCTTCCATCATTTCTTTAAAACTATATTGTGGTTTCCACCCAAGTTCTGTTCTGATTTTAGTTGAATCCCCTCTAAGGTAAGGGAGTTCTTCGGGTCTAAGGTATTTAGGGTTTTGAACTACATAATCTTTATAATCTAAACCTAGGTAACTAAATACTAGTTCACACATTTCTCTAACTGAATGGGTTTCCATAGTTGATACTATCCAATCTCCAGGCTGATCATGTTGTAACATTAAATGCATTGCCCTAACATAATCATATGAATGGCCCCAATCTCTATATGAATCCATATTACCTAATTCGAGTTTGTCTTGTAGACCTAATTTAATTCTTGCTGCTGCTTTAACTACCTTATTGGTTACAAAATTAGATCCGCGGCGTGGTGATTCATGGTTAAATAGAATCCCATTAGTAGTGTGTAAACCATAAGCGCGTCTATAGTTTCTTACTATATTATACCCAAATACTTTAGAGCACCCATAGGGGGATACAGGATTCATTGGGGTAGTTTCACGTTGGAAGTTATCTTCTTCTACAGATAATCCAAACATTTCAGAACTACTCGCTTGGTAAAATTTTGCATTAGGGCAAGATCTACGATATGCTTCTAATATATTTAAAACCCCAATAGCGTTAGTTTGTACTGTAAATTGGGGGATATCGAAGCTAATTCTAACATGGGATTGGGCTGCTAGATTATAAATCTCATCTGGTTGGATTTGGTCTAACAATTTTTCTAATCCCCCCTGATCTAATAGATCCCCGTAATGAGTATGGATTTTTGAATGAATTTCTGATATTCTTATATCCTGGTTTTCAGGGGTGGAATTTCTTCTAACAGTACCATGTACTTCATATCCTAAATCAAGTAAGTGTTCTGCTAAATAAGAACCATCTTGACCATTTATACCTGTAATAAAAGCGGTTTTTTGTTTCATCTAGTTTGCAAATAAGGATCTATATTATTTATGCGGTGAAGTTGTGTGTTTTCATAATCACCTACTTTTCTTTTTTTAACTATATTAGGATCAGAAGTTGATTCAAATATATAACCTGTATGATAGGTGTTTTTAAAAATATCCATTTGAGTTAAATCGGGCCAATCTTCTAATTTCCACTGGTGTGGTTTGGTTTTAATAGCATTAGGTAATTTATCTAAACCTAACTGTGCTGTTTCGGGTGTCATATAATAGTGGTAGCCTATAGTATCTATATTTTGGCTTCTCCATGGTATATCTGGTAATCTGCCATCATAGGACATTTTTTTAAGTTGTAAAGCAGCTTCTTTATTATCTGTTAGTATAATACCTCCCCTACCAAGAGCCAAATGTTTTCTATATTGGAAACTAATATTCATAAAGGTTCCTTTAATATAGCTATTGGGTTCCCATAAAACAGCAGCATCAATTATATTAGGAGTCAGATAGTAATAATTTTTCCAGTTTTCATCTTTCCAATTTAACCTTAGATTTAATTTTTTAGCTAAAAATGGAATAGATAAATAGGTTCTTTTAGGTACATTTATAGAATACACAGGATCATATCTAAGACATAATTCTACACCATGTGTACATGAATCTACAGCTATAGCAAAAGGGGCACCAAAAAATTCTGCTATTTTATTTTCGAATATTTTTACTGTTTCAAAGCTCATAAGTATTTTTTCATTGCAATGTTATTTGATATAAAGCCATTTTTATTATAAAATTTAGATAAAGATTTATTACATAATAAAGTTATTCTATAGCAGTTTTTAGATTTGCCTATGTCTACTAATTTTTCAATAAGTTCTGCTCCTATATTTTTGCCTCTATATTCTTTAGCAACAACAATATCTTCAATGTGTCCAGCAACTTCTCCTCTTATTTTATTTTCTATTATAATACTCCCATACGCAATAGGTTTATCTTTATAAACACCTACAATTGCATTAGAAGAATTATTATTTTTAAATAAATTCCAACATACATTTTTATTGCGAGATGAGTAATCTATTTCTGTTAATTGTTGTAGAAGTAAAAAAACATCATCTAAATCGGATTTTCTTATTGATCTAAAAGTGATTTCTTCCATAAATTAATTAATAAATTCTTTATCTAATTTTTGTCCTTCATAAGGTCCAGTTTTATACTCATATACTAAAGTATCATCTTCTAAAATTTCGTAAGTGTGGCCTCCATATAAAGTAAAACTAGCATCTCCGGGTTTTAATATAGGTTCAGCAATTATAATGTCATTTAAATCATAAAGTTTACATTTAACACTACCCCTAATTACTACCCAAGATTCTTGGGCTATTTGTTCAGGGTAATGTCTATCTTTTACGATGTGTTTATGGGGTGGAAAGGTTTTTCCTTTTTCCATTCTCAATGTTGCACATTGTAAAAAATTATTTTCAGGTATTACTTCTTTCCTCCCATGAAACTCATGGATTCTATTTACCACATGTAATAATCTACCATCAACTTTTGAATATATTTTTTCCATATCAAACCCTTTCTGCACTATTTCTCATACTAATATATTCTTTAATCTTATCACAAACATGATCTACATCTTCAAGAGTCATGCCGTGGTGGGCTCCTAACAAGAATCCGTTTTTCATTATTAAATCAGAATTTTTAAAATCCTGTAAGTATTCTCTATAAACTGGGTGACGTGTTACGTTACCAGCAAATGTGACTCTAGTTTGGATATTCTGTTCTTCTAAGTATGTTAATAAGTCTAATCTGTGTTCATATTGGAGGGGGACTGCTAACCAATTAGGTTTAATACTATCATCAGGGAGAATTAGTTCTTTTACTTCTTTAAGGTTTTTAATATAACGTTCAATATTAGCTCTCCTAATATGTTCAAACTTTTTAAAACGTTCTAATTGTACTAAACCAAATGCAGCTTGCATTTCAGTTGATTTCATATTGTAACCTAAAACACCATATAAAAACTTATAATCATAGGGAATGCCATCAACATCGTGGTTAAAACGATCAGACATATCTTCTGAGTTATCCCCTATTCTACCCCAATCTCTAAATTGGAGGCAAACATTGCGAAGTTTTTCATCATTAAACATTACCATACCCCCAGCTCCGCCAGCAGTAATAACGTGTGATGCATAGAAACTAGTAGTAGCGATATCTGTTTCTTCAGTATATGTTACTGTGTCAGCTGAGTCTTCAATTAACACTATGTCTTCTCTACCCATAGCTTTTAAACCGTCTTTTAAAGCTTTCCAATCCGGTTTATTTCCAATAAGATTAGGAATCATAAGTGCTTTTACGTCATCATCAATAGCATCTAATACTTCTTGAATATTAGCGCAATATGATGTGAGATCTACATCCACAAATACAGGAATAAGTCCTAATTGGATAATAGGGGCTAATGTAGTTGAAAACGTACATGCCGGAGTAACTATTTTAGTACCTTTAGGAAGTTGTAAACTAGCTAAAGCAAGTAAACATGCAGCAGATCCCGAATTAACGAATACTCCATATTTTTTACCAAAATACTTTGCTATTTTTTCTTCAAATTCAACTGTACGGGGGCCAAATCCTGCTAACCAGCCATCTCTAAGGCAAGCTTCTACGGCTTTAATTTCTTCTTCCCCATATGCTTCAAATTTATTAGGGGCATACCATATCTTTTTCATATTGTGCTATATAACTTATTTTGGGTTTCTTGTCGTTCTATATCTTTTGGGTGGTAGATACAAAATTCTTTATTTGCGGGTAATTGTGATTCAGTTTTATGTCCTGTAAGTATTTCATGGACTTTATTTTTCCATTTAATACGTTTTACATTTTTAAGGATCCTACATTGATAATCAGGAAAATTAACTCTACCATCTTCATCAACTCTCCACCCCCATTTATCAATGTGTTCTTGGGTTAATCCCTTTACTGTGTTAATTCGGGGAACCCAAAATATATCAGTTCCAGGATTATTTTTTATCAACCATTCAATAGTGTTCATAAGATATTCTTCAGGATACTCATCGGCATCAATCTGAAATATATAATCCCCCGAGCAATTATCTTTTAAATTATTTTTAAATGATGCAAAATCTTTATTTAAGGGAAACTCAATTATTTGAATCTTATCCTTATATTCATCTAACACTTGATATACGCTAGGTGTAGTGTTTCCTTTATCACATTGAACTACTATTTCATCTTGTTCACGTTTGTGTTTAAATAGGTAATTCAAAAGATATTCTAATTGTACCCATTCATTACATACTGGTATAGCATAACTTATTTTCATGATTCAAACATTCCTATTTCTTCAGCGGCATCCATAAAACATAGTTTATCATATCGCTTTATATTTTTAATATCCATTCTAAATTTATAAAACTCACCTGGATTGTGTGGGTCCGGATACTTATCTTGTTCTTCTTCGGTTACAGGGATAGCTTTAACGGCCGCCCAGTACCAATCTTTAACTCTTTTATTCCATTCAGGAAATACCATTCCGTTTTCGTGTAAGTTAATAATTTTAGGGTACCAAGCCAAATTATCATGAACTTGTTTTAAATCCTTAATAATTTCAGCTGTTTGTTCGTAGTTATCTTTTTCAAAATCACTTCCATCCTCCATCAGGCTATTCGTAGTCATACCACAAGTCCAACACAAGTATATATCACTACCATCTTTAGCAGTAGTTTTAGAGCAAGCATCTGATCCACAACAAGGACATTCTATTAAATCTGTGTTCATGCTTCTACTTTTTTAAGGGTAGGTAATTGTATGGGAACATTTACTGCTACTTTAATTTCATCCATGTATCCTTTTAATACTTCTGTCATTTTATCCTGACTAAAGTTTTCTTTAAGGAATTTAGTTTGTTTACGGCTGTTTTCGATATATTTTTTATATTTTTTATAGACATCTTTCATAGCCTTAGAGGCAACTTCAGTGTTTATATTAAACCAACTAGCTTCTTTAAGTAACCATTGATTAGCGGCTGATTCATGAATAGGCTTAAGTTCACCACCGATTAATAGATTATATTCAGGGCGAATAAAATCAACATGCCCACTCCAATTAGTTGTAATTACAGGTTTACCTGTAATGGCTTGTTCAAGTAATGGACGTCCAAAACCTTCACCTTTAGTGAATGAGACGAATGCTTTGATTTTAGGGTCATTGTTAATTTTATTAAGTTCTTCATTTGTAAATTCACCATGAAGAATATATACATTGGGGAGATCATCTTTATAGTCAAATTGATTTCTGAGATCACGGATATGTCTTAAGATTTCTTCTTTATCCAATAAGCTATAATCTACTTTATTAGTTTTTAAAAGTAATGCTGGTTTAGATCCTCTACCTTTAAAAGTTTCTAAAAAGGTTTTAATCATAGTTGCGACATTTTTTCTATCTTCACCAAAAGCTCCTGGTAACCAGTGACCCGTAAATAGAAAGCAAAAACTTTCATCTATATTATCAAGTAATCCCGATTTTCCTGGTTCTTTAAAATATACTCCTGTATCTAACCCCTCAAATAAAACCTCAATAGGTTTTTCTAATTTAATTACTCCAGCAGGATTACCTTGTTTATCTTTATGCTCAAATTGGACTTGTTTAAATGTATCTTTAGTAAATTTTGATGATACAAGATTTAAATCCATACGGTTCATTCCTTGAATAAAGTCGGGTGGAGGTACTGTGGATTCAATACCCGCTGTAACGCCTACATTATATTTGCCTATTTTTTGGAATTCATTAGGGATAGTGATTTGCATCCAAACTTCAGGTTGTTCTTGAAGATTACTTATAAAACGTGATCTTAGGGGATCATTTTTATCTAAGAACCCATGTGGGGTACTCCCCCATTTTTGTGGGAGTATTTTAATATCCCAGTCTTTATCTTTAGCTTCTATAAGCGAGCGAACAAAATCGCGTGAACGGTGTCCATATCCGCTAAATGTATCTACTGGACAACTAACTACACAAACTGGTTTCATGATAAAACTTCTTTTACTTTTTGTTTAAATTCAGGGGTATATTGAACTGGATTAGGATTATAAGTAGTATACCCATCTTCTACTTTCTCTATAGTATATTTTTCCACGGGTTCCCAATTTTTAAGTAGGGTGTTAATGTGGTCTATAAAGTTTTGACCCATACCTTTAGAGGTCATTCTGGCTTCATCTGAGAGTAACCACTCTCTACCTTTAAGGCCTCTACGGGCAATTTCTTCCCTACCTAAGTTATAACACTTTAAAAGGGCTAAACCAGCATCTTCAATATCTACTTGACTAGCGTAAATGTAAGGTGTAGGAGGAGAACCTTTTAATGAACGTGTTTTGGGCCACATTGGAATAGCCCATTCACCATGTTTTTTATACTGACCATTGCTATTAGTAGGGAACTTAGTTGTAAAATTAATCCAATCACCATTTTCGTCTTCAAAACGCATTTGGTCCTGCATACCACCTTGGACAGGCGCAATCGCCATATTACCAGCCATAATTCCTTCTGTAAGTGATAATCCCCAGCCTTCATTATCTGTCATCATAAACTGAGCATCCGCCATGTTATAGTAGTAATTTAGTTGTTTTTCATGACATTTACCTCCGGTAAATTTAATTTTAGCCCTTGATGGGTCGCACATGTGTTCAATTACAGCAGGAATATCTGTTCCATTACCATCTACAGGATCAGTATGCATTATAAGTAAACAACGTTCTGCTTGTTCTTGGGTAAGTTGATCAGTAAATATTCTCCAAGCTGTTACGACGTCACCTGGGTTTTTGCGTCGGATATTTCTATTATTCCAGAATAAAACAAAATCATATTCTTTACCTTCAAAGAAGTTTTCTTTAAAAGTTTCAAATTCTAAATCATTAATAATAGGATAAAACTTCTTTTCATCTATCCCGTGAGGGACATATTGTGTCTGCCAATCTTCTTTTGGGAAATCTCTAAGTACATTTTCAACTAAATTTTTAGTTTGTTTTGAAATACAAAGAAGAAGATCATCTGAACGGTAAAAATCTCTATTCCACATTGGGTAAGGCAAATCATCCCAAATTGTATAGAAAATCATAGGGATTTTAGTTCTAATTTCTTTTTCCATTCGGTAGAGCCAAGTCCAGTAACGTGGGTCTGTAAAATGGAGAATAGCATCTGGTTTTTCTTGTTCAAGTAATTGACGAATAATTTGATCATTACCATAACCATCCCATGGAATAACTTTAACATCAGAATCGGGGATTCCTAATATTCCGTTTATTTGTTCACTAAGATCAAATGCTTTACCCTGTTCTGGGTGTTTAATTGCTGCTCCTAAGTTAACCCAGTTAAAATGGTGAGCTGTGTTAAGAACTATTTCTTTACCCATAGTACCAATACCACTATGGAGTCTAATGTCGTCACAAAGGAATAGGATTTTTTTCCTTTCCTCTTTAGGAATATAACCTTCTTTCATTAAATAAAACCTTTTTTATTGTTTATAATCCACTACCGCTGATAGTCAGATCAGTATGTGTATGAAGTCTTTTTGCGAACTCCTCATCAGATAAATAGAGATGTATACTTCTATTTACTAATTTTTGGAGATTGAATTTATGTCTAATTGAAGCGACTTTAAAATCTTCAAATAGCATTTCTTCTAATTTTACGGAAGTTAATTTAAGTGGCATGTTGTATATGTTTACATATACATATACGCATTATTCAAAAAACCTATCTATTTCTCCGGGAGAGGGCACATCTTCTCCCCTTCTACGAGCATGTTTAATAGTTTCCATTAAAGGGCCTTTTAAACTCATAGGTAATTTAATATATTCTTTAATTACCTGGGGTTCTTCAAACAAATCATCGCCTACTTGTTCTACCATATCGTTTAAAACCATATCCATAGCGTGTTCCTCGTCCCATTCTTCTTTTTTTTGTTCTACTTGTTCACCATATACATTTTCTTTAGTTTTTTTCTTTAACTGCTCAAATGCAAAGTTTGCTGCAATTACAAGTGCGATAGCAAGAGGATCAAATACAAATATAATAATTAATAGTAACCAATTAATAATTTGGTCCATAGGCTTGCCCGTTAAACCAGATAAATATTTAAGTGGCCCAAGTTCACCTGCTATATTGGCATTACTAGTTACTTCAACAATTTCTGTTTCATAATCGAATAGTTGTTGGTTTAAGTTATCTATTCGAGTATTAATTTCAGTTTGTCGTTCAATTGCCTGATCAAGTTGTTTTTCTAGAGCTCTCCTAGTAGAAGATGAGGTTGTTGTTAATACATTACCTAATGTGTCAGTATACTGGATTACATTGTTAGATAAGCCAAACCTCAGATCTTTCACCGCCTCGTTAATACTTTTCTTTTCATCGCTGTAAACCGCAAGTTGTTCCTTAATGTTATCTCGTTTAGTTTCTATTAAAGTGATTTGAGCGTCTACATTTTCTGCTAATGCTGCTGTTTCTTGATATGCCGCAGATAGGAAACCGTAAATGCCCATACTTGTAATTAGAATTAATATTAAGCATGCTACTGATAAATAATATTTAAGTAGTCGGGGTAATTTTTCTCTATATTGGTAAAGTAAAGAAGCAATTACTAATTTAGCTACTTCAAGTGAAGCAGCCATTATAATGACAGCAAAAGCTGCTCCTGCAAAAAGCTTACTTAACCCACTAACAGAGTAAAAAGCAGCTGATGCAGAAACAGATAATGCGGATAATGCTATTATAAAAGGAAATAGTTTTTGTCTCATGGGATTAGCTATTACAAGCTACACACCATTTAGAAGAACATTTTTTTGTGGTAGCTAGCGTCTGTTCTATTTTGTCTATATCATACGTATTAGTTCCCTCTATAAATACGCTTTCAATAAATTCATGAAGCTGACGAGTTACTCTGTTTAAAGATACTTTACCAGAAGAGGGTTCAAATGTTTGTATTCTTGAAGCCATTGCTGGGTACTTAGGGTTTTTAGGTATTTTGCGTTTTACAATAAAGTACTTGCAATCAATCGATTCAACCGGCACATTATATTGTTCTGCGAAATAACGTTTATATAACACCATTTGTGCTGTTTTGATTTTATTTTCCTTTTCATATTTAGTCCACCCTCTAGTAGAAGTTTTAATATCCCAAATACTTACTTTTTGTAAATCTTCATCATAGAATACTAAATCTAATTTTCCAAATAACATAACATCAGGAAATTTTTCATGGGGTGGTGTTAATATGGGCATTTCAACCCCAAGTAATTTAGTACCACGTTTTGAAAAATGCATTTGACGGCGTTGTAAGAAAAATTCAATTATATTAAGTCCATCATTTACAAACTCAACTAAGTCTTTTTTAGTTGCAAAATTATTTCCAATTTGCTCTTTATACTCACCATACATTTTCATAAAACGTTCTTGAAAATCTTCATAAATAGGAAATTCATCTGCAGCCTTAATAGATTTATTATACATTAAATCAAGATACTCTTGAAGGGTTTCATGCATAGCAGACCCAAAAGCTAAATGGATATTTGGGGGTTGTTTCTGTTTATCAATGTACATTAATTTCCAGTTATGGGGGCATTCACTCCAAGCTGAAAATTGGGTATAAGAAACCATCTTATACTTTTCCCAATCCATTTTTGGGACAACTGTATTTTGTACGTTTTCTAAAATCATTTAAACTTACCTTGTTGTATAATTTGACCTATAATTCCATATACACTAAGGTCTTTAAGTGTATCTTCTATAGGTTCACCTACTGTATCAGGCTCTCCTTGTACAACCAAGTTTTTTAATCGTTGTATTTTATCGTTTAATCTAAACCATAAACCAGTAAGTGCTAGTTTAATGTCTGCTTCAGTTTCTAAATTAGTACCTACATTAATATTTGATGGACCATAATTTCTATGTTTTTTACAAAATAAAACATATTGTTCCATCATAATTTTTTTATATTCCTGGGTTAATTCAGGATATTTTTCTTCACACCATTTTACTGCGGCATCGTCTTCAGGAGTAAAATCTATCATTTTTTCATTAATTTTTTAATTTGGTCATCTTGGATTCCTATATGCTTTAGAAGACTTTTAATTTCTTTTTTATCAAGAATCTTTAAGTAGTCTTCTGCCTGTTTGCGGGAACATTCGAGGTAACTGCTTATTAATTCTATCATATCAGGGTTGTAAGATTTAGTTTTGTTACCTTTAATCCATTTCTGAAATCTAAAATTAGACGGCAACATAGATTGATAATATTTAAATATCTCCGCTGGAGTTAATTGCCCACCTGTATAAGGTTGGATTTTATTAACTATATCTAAATAATCAGAAGTAAAACTTAGAGCACGATTAATGATAAATGTATTCCAAGCTTTTTGTTGATCTTCAGTTAGTTCGTTCCAATTAGTTTTTTTATTATGAACTAATTTTAGAAAATCAAAGGGCGTCATCCTTAGGTAAGAATTCTTTATTTACATGACCACACTTAGCACAAGCGTATACGGGAATGGGAATTAATGCTGGTTGTCCAGTAGGTGAAAGCATAGGGGATAATTTACGCATTAACGATACCTCTGTAAAGTGTTCGTGTCCACATTCTTCGCAGACTATAGATGTAGTTTGACTAAAGTCAATATTAAAATTTTGTTGTTGCATTATTTATAAAAATTCTTCTTTATTGGCTTTTTAAATCGAAGCTTAGAATAACGATCATATTTTTTATTGAACCACTTATACCATTCTTGGAATTGCTCGTAATTCTGTCTTTGTGAATTTACACTCATAACTTTAATAATTTATTTAACATTGCAGCGATACAGATTTCTTTATCTACTACAAACGAATACTCATATTGGTATTGAGCTATAATAACAATCGCATCGCCTATGTTTATAGTATATTCTTCTACATTATCGTAGAGGCACCTAAATAGGGATTCAAACTGTGTAGCACCACTGTCAGCGATGGTTTGTCTGATTTCTTTTAGGTTAATTTTATTTTTTAGACCTTGAACAACTTTATTTTCAAACTCTGTATTTACAAGAGATTTCGAATCAAGTATAATTTCCTTATTTTTGAGACTACCCTGAACAGTATTTAATATTTTTCGAATATCAGGATAGTGAGTAAGGATAATTTGTCCTAGGTCTTCTTTTGTGTATTTAATCCCCTCTTGATCACAAATTTGAAGAATGTGTTGACCAACTTCTTTTTTAGACGGGGGAATAATCCCAAAAGCCATACAACGAGACTGAAGGGGAGAAATAATACGATCAAGGTAATTACAAGTAAGAATGAACCTGCAGGATGCGCTGAAACTTTCCATAACGTTTCGTAGAGTTGCCTGAGCTTGCGCTGTAAGATAATCTGACTCATCTAATATAACTACTTTTAATCCATTAAATCCAATACTGGAAGCAAATGGGATGATTTTTTCTCTAATTGTATCAATCCCCCTTTCGTCAGAAGCATTGATATAAAGATGGTCAGCCTCTAGTTGCTTTACTATTAGTTTGGCCAGCGAGGTTTTTCCTGTCCCCGCTGGACCAAACAATAGTAAATTTTGTAGAGTGCCTTCTTTAAGGTACTCTTGGACTTTTTCACGAACAGTATTGTCGCCAATAAATCCTTCGAGTGATTGTGGTCTATATTTCTCTACAAATAAATCCATTAGAACATAGCTGGTTCAGGAGTGTTAGCTTTTTCTTCTGGCTTATCTACAATTACACACTCTGTAGTAAGTAGTGTGCCTGCGGCTGATGCTGCGTTTTCAAGTGCACAACGTGTGACTTTAGTTGGGTCGATAATACCCTCAGACATCATGTTGACTTTATTTTCAGTGGTTAAATTCCAACCTAACTCAAAATCATCTTTTAGGTCTAAGCTCAACCAAATACAATCTTCGTGGTTATATCCTGCGTTTGAGAGGATCTGGTAGAAGGGTTTACGAGCCGCTTTACGGATAATTTCATAGCCGATTTCTTGAGCATCGTTAAGGGTATCATTATTTATAAGATATGAGGCACACAATAAAGCATGACCACCCCCAGGTAAAATACCTTCTTCGATTGCGGCTTTAACAGCATGTACAGCATCGTCAACTCGGTCTTTACGTTCCTTCATTTCAGTTTCAGTGTGACCACCAACATTAATTACTGCTACACCACCTGCTAATTTACCAAGACGTTGTTGCAACTGTTCACGAGCATAATTACTTTCTGCTCTATCAATTTGACCTTTGATTTCTTCAAGGCGGGCACCAATTGCTTTTTCATCGCCAGAACCGTCAACAATTGTGGTTTCTTCTTTAGTAATTGTAACACCACGAGCATTTCCAAGCATATCAAAAGTAATTTTATCAAGTTTCATACCTTTTTGCTTTGAAATAACTGTACCGCCTGTAAGTGCAGCCATATCTTCAAGAACCATTGTACGGCGCTCTCCAAAGTCAGGTGCTTTAACAGCAGCACACTTCAAGATACCTCTCATTTTGTTAACAATCATTGCAGCGAGTGCTTCACCGTCAATATCTTCAGCAACAATCAAGAGTGATTTATTTTGCTGGCTGACGCTTTCAAGTACAGGAAGTAATTCTTTCACAGCGCTGATTTTACCGTCATACATTAAGATATAAGGCTCATCAAGCTGACAAGTCATTGAACCATTATCTGTAACAAAGTATGGCGACTTATAACCACGGTCAAACTGCATACCCTCAACTACTTCAAGTGTGGTTTCGTGTGTCTTGCTTTCTTCAACTGTGATAACACCTTCGCGTCCTGCTTTATCAAACGCTGTAGCAATTAAAGTACCAATTTCAGTATCGTTGTTTGCTGAAATAGTTGCTACTTGCTTAAGTTGATCCTCGTTTGAGATATCCTGTGATTTATCTTTCAAAACGTCAATAATATCTCTTACAGCTTTATCCATTCCTCTTTTAATGTCAATAGCATTATTAGAACGGTTACTAACAGCTTCAAGTGCTTGATTAAAAATTTCACGGGTTAAAACAGTAGCGGTAGTAGTACCATCACCTGCTTGTTCACCAGTTTTAATCGCAGATTGCTTAACTACTTGTGCACCTAAGTTTTCAATAGGATTTTCTAAAGTAATTTCTTTAGCTACGGACACACCATCTTTAGTTGAGTGTGGCATATAAGCGTTTCCTAAAATTACATTACGACCATATGGTCCGAGAGTACTTGCAACTGCATCTGCAAGTTGATTGACTCCTTCTTGGAGTTGACCACGTCCGTCTTCTCCGAATTTAATAACTTTACTCATATTTTATTGATTTACAACTCCTAAAATTTCTGATTCTGAGGCGAGTACATATTCTTCACCTTCTATTTCTACGGTATTTGCCCCGTATTTAGGCATAATAACTTTCTGTCCTACTTCTACTCGCACCGGAACCAGATTGCCATTGTTGTCATAACGGCCTGGGCCTACAGCAAGTATGTTGCCAAAGTCAGGACGATCCTTACCCATATCAGGAACAACAATGTTCCCGTAGGTTGATTCTTCGGCTTCAATCGGTTGGATCAACACGCGATCAGCCAACGGTGTAATTGGGATATTCTCCATTTTTATTGATTTTGATTTCTTACAAGATAATAATTACTTTCTAGGTCTCCAAATTTAAATATAAAAGACATTAATCCTTTTGGATTTATATCCATCCAACCTAATTCAAAGCGTTTATTATGTTTAAATATTTCTTTAACTAAATCTGCATTAAAAGGTATATTGTCTAATTTTACTTCAGCACTACCATCCTCTATATGAGCAGCAAATGATACTGAATTAGACGTACTATTTCCTATGGTGAATTTTACTTCAGGTGAAGTAAACCCATCTTGGGTAGAAACATAAAACACTTCTTCGCCCACTGCGTCTTTAGATTTAATAAAACGTGTAGTAAATTCTTCAGTTAATTCCACATGAATATTACCTTCTGTTTTATTAATGGAAGGAACATTAGGAATAACTTGTGGATCAGCAAGATTAAATGATAAATCCATTGCTGTGTCACCTACTTTAAATCTAGCAGGTGTACCACCTTCTTTTTGTACTTCAAACATAACTTCATTCTCAAGGATTCCTAACATTTTACTTAAAGTAGATGTGCTATAAATTCCAAATTCGCCTATAGGGAATTGGAAATTTTTAGATACTACACTACCTACTAGGTTTTGAGAATCATTTATAAAGTCTGCTTTAAGGGATTCCTTATCAGAAACCCACTTAACTCTTTCAATAGTACCACCTAAGTGATATTTTAAAATAAATTGGTCTATAACTCTTTTATCTGTCATTAGAATGAAAAAAATGTGTTAACATGTGTATTGAGTGTCAAATTACCCCAATCAAGGTCTTTGTAAAATGACTCTAGTTTATTTTTAAGGATTGAATCAAAGGCTTTTTCTCTGTCAATATACATTTTTATGAATTTACGGATTTCTTCTGGAAAATCAAAATCCAAAAACGCCATTGTGTCAATCTTATAAGGATTATCTTTTAGATAAACCCATTTAATTTTATCGCCCTGAACGATTTGTGAGTGTTTCTTATCTAGGCCCTTAAATTTAAGGAAATCATTATAACGAACAGCTGCTTTAACGTTTACGGGGGCTCCTGTTTTAAGTGTAGTAAATATGTTTCCCGCGCCTGGGGGACGCTCAATATACTTTTTTATGTCTTTTACTCCTGTTGGTTTACCAAGCATTTCGAGTGGTAGGGTATCTAGACTATTTTTAAATTCTAGAATTTCCTGATCGATTTCATTTCTTGTAGCGCCAAATAGGATTTTATTAAGTATTTCGTTAAAAAACTTTTTAAACAATGGTGGAAAATTTGATTTCATAAAATCAAGTCCCTTAACGTCAATATCTTCTACTTTAATACCTTCTTTTTTTGTGATATACTGAGCGTATCTTCTTTTACCAGAAAAAAAACCTGAACGGATAGTACATTCTGTTTTCATTTCAAGTCTGTGTTCTTGAATGTTGAATGCATCTCTAGCCAATGTATCGTAATATTCTGTGATTAAATCCTGGTATTTAAGGGCCATTTTTTCAAGCAGATTGTCTTTTTTACCCTCATCCATTTCGTTAAAATCAGGATATAAATGTCTGAGTAGTGGCTCAGCGTGGAAATAGTTTGAATCAGTATCTACATAAGTGCAGAAGTTTTTATCCTCTGATTTACAGATCCACCATGGTACTTCTTCTTGATTACTCATAATTCTAATTTTAATTCGCCTCGTAATACTTTATTCATGTGTGTATTTGCAAATAAAGCTGATTCTTGAATAATTCGCTGACCCGTAAGTGTAATACCTTCGGATAAAATAACACTACCATATCTAAAACTTGGTAGAGCGGTTGCACCATAAAGTGAGTTAAGCAAGATTTTCATAGTGTATTGTTTTAAATGATTTAATTCACCTTCTTTTTTATTACCACTTTTATAAGCCGTTTTCATTGCTTTTTTATATCTAACTCGTTCATCAAACCAAGTATCAAGTATAACAGATAGTGCTGATTTTTTATCAGTTCTAAACATAACACCATTTGCTGTAACAGCAAGGTTATGGGTTTTGATTTTATCTACTATGTCCTTAACGGGCACATATTGTTGTTTACGTTGTAGATTTTCAACAGGTACTGTTTTTTCGGGGTCCTCGGCGACCATAGCTTCTAAATCGTTTAAACCCAATCTATTATTTCTATCATCAAATAAATCTAACACTCTACCAACATATGTTTCTTTACCAATGTTAAGAGACATAATGATCGAAGGATATAGTGATGTAAGATCTTCATCAAACATATAGTTGTAAATACCTGTTTTAGGGCAGAATAGATAACCGCCAGCATAATTTTTCTTTGTTAGTGGGTTTAAATCCTTATTAGGTGGAATAATATTTTGGGATAATAACCAACCAGAAATAGCTCCATCTTGAATTTTAGAAGATAAATATACTTCTTCATATAATACTTTTCCTTTATGAGCAAGATTTTTAGTTAAGTCAATATACTGGAATTTTTCATCTAGCTTTTTAAGAATTAAAACATCAACAAAGTTATATTCAATAAATTTTTCTTTATCCTCGGTAAATAATCTATCAAGTGACCCTTCATATTCAATTTTCTTCTGATCTACATATTTTTCACCTAATGCATCTAACTTAAATGATGGTTCGTCTTTAAAACTATACTTTTTATGCAAACGCATATAATCAAGAGAACTAACCCCTGCAATTTTAATAGGTACATCTTCATTCCATGTTTGTTCCTCTATAATATTAATAGGTGAAAGACGTTTTGCTGTACGGTCACCCATAGTATTTTTAATTCTGTAGTAGAGATATGGAATATCGAAATAATCACTATTATAACCCACAAGGATATCAGGTTGTATTTCTTCCATCATCCTAATGAATAGATCTAATAAATCTGTTTCTCGTTTTACAGGGATTACTTCTCGTCCTTGTTTATCAACTGTTTGTTCAAGTTTTCCTTCTTTATCTACAATGATGATTTTCCAATCGTCTAATTGACGATCCCACCATGCGATTGAGGTAACTGGTTTAGGTGCTTGTTTAATATAGTCTGGAGTCAAGGCACCCCCCATTTCAATCTCAATATCGAAAAATACTTCCCTGTGGGTAACAGAAGGAGTATCATCATCACCATACTTATCAAGTAAGAATTTAGTATGGATGTTTCCTTTAGTATGGTCAGAGTAGTGCATATGGGGATTTTCTCTATCCCAGTTAAATACTTTTTTAAGATTTTCTCCCTTTAGACCTTTATGGGTCGCTTGGGATTCAGGACACTCTTGATAACCATAATTTTGGAACTCTTCTTGAAGATACCCTTCGTCAGTCCATAGGTGTATCCGGTAATGATTCCACTCATCACCTCTTTGAACATAACAATTTTTATACATTAACCTTGATTATATAGGTCAATATATGCATTCTTTGGGTTAAGGCCAAGTTTCCTTCCCCTTTCTACATTATCTACTTGTAAAACAACAGTTGGAACATTTCTAACATTAAATGATTGACAGATCTCTGGATTAGAGTCTACATCGATTTTTTGGACTGTGTATCCTTCTGCTTTAAGTTCATCCATAATAGGACTTAACTGCTTACATGGCCCACACCAAGGGGCACTAAAATATAAAAACTTTTTCATACTAATTCTTCCATTATACCTACTACCTCACTAATAACAAGTAGAGCAGCAGCCCCGATTAAACTATATGGCAGGAAACAATAACCTACAATTCTAATTCCAGATTTAATAAATGAGAGTCGTTGGTGTTGTTCCGGATCAGGAATTCTTTCTAACTTTTGCATTTTTTATAACTTTTTTAATCCATCCCCAGCTACTAGTTATAGCAGCTATTAATAATAATAAATAACAATGAGGACACATTATTGGTTTAATTCTTTTTTAGTAAAAAATTGTTTAAGATCAGGACGGAAATAATTAATATTTTTCATAACCTTCTTATCACGTGATCTGTATACAATATATTTATCACCACACTTTTCATAGTGGCACGGTTCTTTTTGTTCGACTGATCTGATGGCAACTGTTTCTTTAGCTTCTTCCTCAGTTGAACAAGCCTTTGATAGGTTTGATGCTTGGACCTCTTGATAGGCTGGCCAAATTTTATCTTTAAGACCATGTAGCATAGTTCCGTTCCCCAAGGAAACGTAAGCAATGTCGCACAGAGCGTCCAAAATTTCGACGATGTCTCCGCGTTCACACGCTTCTCGATATTCCTCAAGCTCTTCCAATACGAAGTTGTAGACAAACTCCCATTCTTTTTTTTCGGGTATTGTGGGTTCATAGTTATTAGGTTTATTCATTAATCTATTAAACTCCTCTACCTCATCCACGAAGGGTACGTCTGTTTTTTTACCTTCTAGGTCGGTATATACCTGTCCATGTTTACTCATCATTCTATAACTTTTACAATTTTAATTTGCTTTAACTGATCAACATGCCAATCATAGGGGTACGATGAATATTCTTCAGTTAATTTTACTTCTGCGTCAGTTGCGTTTTCAGCGTTGACAATAAACTGTTCGTTGGTCCATCTAATAGCACCACGATTTGTTTCTTCTTCAATTTTTACTTTTGCTAGCCAATATGCCATAACGATTATTTATTTTGATGATTGTGTATACCCCAGCTGCTAAAAAGCCAAGGTTAATTAAATGGGGGTGGGTGTATTCTCCACAAATCCCCAATATATGATATAAAAATTCTGTAAGTTCTTTCATGTTATTAGTAGATTAAAGATTTCATGTCTGCAATAGAAACATGTTTATTAAAACCATGTTCTACCCCCTTAGTAATTACTGCGATTGCATCGTGTGAGTGGAGGCTTTCATTATGTGAAGCAATGATTTTAAAGTCTAAAACTCGTTCTTCAGCATCAAATTGTTCAAATAACAATCTAACAGCATCTTCTACAAACTTAGTATTTGCGGCATTCAATTCAGCAAATGCTTGTTCATCTTCTCTTTTAACAAATACTTGTGTTTCTGTTTTAAGTGCTTTAAGGCACATTTCTTGGATATCTTCAATCCAGATAAAGTCTTTTAATTTAAGTGAAATACGAGCAACTGAACGTTGTGAGTGAGGGGTTGCATATTGATTTCTTTCTTCAAGTGCATGTAAAGCAAGTTCAGTAGAACAAGGACATGTTGAAGAATATACATAATCAAAATGGATATATTTATTAAATTTACCGCTTTCTTTTAGTAACGATTCAAGTGTAACCTTGTAATATTGCCAACCACCATTTTTATTACCTTCAGCATCTACAGAACGCATTGACTCTTGCCATAGTCTATAGTTGAAACTAATTTGGATATGAGCTCCGTATGAGCCGAGGCGTTCTCTATATCCTAAAAGTACTTTTTCAAGTGTATCAAGTGAGAATGTTTCATCTTTGTACTCATAAAATGTTCTGATAATACGAGACATATTAATACCTTTATTTACACCTTCAAGAGATACAGTGCCAATTACAGAAGCTTCAACTTCCATAATACCACCATTTTTCATTTGGATTTTAAGTGGTAATCTAAAATTAGATATACCTACTCGTTCAATACCAACTTTAGATCCCTTAATAGTATCCCCATTTTGGAGGTCAGGCATTGATTTTAAATACTCCTTAGTAGGAGTAAATTCATAATCATACGTGTGATTAAATTTTTGTGTATCTATTACTTTCATATTGTATAAATAGTGCTTAAATTTCTGTTGTGTCCTTTGTCATCGTCCATACCATAACCAATATACCAAGGATCAAATATAGTATCGACATCTTGGTATAATATATGAAGGACCTTATCAAAATCCACACTTTCTTTGTAAATTGCCGCTACTGGAGTCATAGATTTAGGATCTTTAACTGAAAGGAATTTCATAACTGCTTTCATAGTATTTCCAGAATCAACAATATCATCTACAAGATAAACGTGTTTGTTTTTGATTTTAGTTTCTAGGTCTTTAGATACAACCATATCACCTTGTTTTCTGCCATAATATGATTTACAGCGAATAAAATCAAGTTCAACAGGTATAGTGATTTGTTTTACTAAATCGCTAAAAAACATAAATCCTCCATTTAGGATACATACCATTACTACCGGGGTAGGATCACCTCTGTGAGCATCGTTTATCTGTTTAGCTAAGATTTTAATCTTAATATCTAAGTCTTTTTCACTTATTGCCTTTTCCATCCTTCTTCTATAGTTGTTTTTAATTTATCTATTAATTCTTCTACTTCATCCGGTTCCATAGTTACAGCACAACATATACAAACATTTTCTCTTATTTCTTCTAATATTTCAAGTGCTTGTTCTTTCATTATACTCCCCTTTCTGTACCATATGCTATAATATGATCACGTCCTGTCATATTGTAACCACGTTCCGCTACCATTTCAAATACTTTAGGATACATTTCGATTAATGTTGGTCTATCATCCCCCGCGGGCATAACAAATGTTTTATGTTTAGGGATATTCATTTTAATTCTGAATTCTTCTATTTCCTTTAGATTTTCATCTGTACCATCCCATACAGGTTTAAAATGGTAATCTTTATGGTAATCTAAAGTTTTCCTAATGTTTTCATAATGTAATCTATGCCTATTATGAATTTTGACAAACCTTTCATCAACAATTTTACCACCGGGAGTAGTAATACCCACCCTAGGCACAGAATTAGAAAACTTAGGGCTAAGAGAAATGAGATCAATGGGATTATCAGTCTCAAGGAAATGGGATCCTTCGGTTTCAATTGTAACGAGGATTCCTCTTTCTTTGGCAAAATATGTAATTTCATTTACTAAGGCGGCGTGCATTGTAGGAGACCCACCTGTAAGCATCATTTCTTTAACCTGTGGATTCTCGTCATAAATAGCGATTATATCATTAAAAGTAAAAGTACCTTTTTCAGGGTGAATACTTGTATACCAACTATCACACCAGCCGCCTTCTCCAAACCAACAACGGTGAGTGCACCCTGTAGTTCTAACTGCAATAGTGGGGCGCCCAAAACGGGAGCCCTCACTTTGTACACAACGATATACTTCTACTATTGGTAATACTTTATTATAATCTTCTATTCTTTTAAGCATTTTCTAATACTTTTTCAACATGCTTTCGTACAACGTCCCAACTGACAGGTCCAGATTCATCAGCGTATGATACTGGATCTGGGACTCCCACCTTAAGAAAAGCTTCAACCCTTTCAACCGATGAAGCTGATTTATAATCGCTGTACCAAGTACCATCAAGATTAATGGGCTTATAAGAAGTATTTGTATTTCCATAAACTTCGTTAAATCCAAGACCCAACTTTTCGCAGCAATCGAGTCCATCCTTGAGGATATCAAACTTATCACCATCAAGGTAAGGGGTAATATAGCGAACCCGCTCAGCGTCCCAATTACCTTCGGTGAAGGCTGTATAGTCAGCGTCCCTAAATTCTTGTCTACAGTCAGGGTAAATAGCATGATCACCCGCGTGAATACCCATAGCGATATCAACTTCTGTATCTTTTTCATTTGCAATAGATAAGGCAACAGCCTGAATTAATGATGAGAAGATTTTATTACGATTAGGAACAACTGTTTCCTTCATATTTTCTTGTTCATAGTGACCTTCAGGTACTTCATCTCCACCTTCTACAAGGGCACTGTTAAGCATAGGAGCTAAACCATCAAGTTTAATTACTCCATATTTTACTTTAGAGTACTTCTTGAATAAATTCCCATCTAAATTAGGTTGGATAGCATTTTCATTGATATAATCAACTAATGCTTGGGCTCTATCGAGTTCTACTCTATGTTTTTGCCCATAATCAAAAGACAGTGCTGTCACTTCATAGCCTTTGGCGAGTAGATGAAGTAACACTGTGGAGCTGTCCATACCTCCACTTAGTGACAATACTGCTTGTTTATTCATATTCTCCGTATAAATTATAAGTTTTAGGTTGAGGCGGCTCAGGTGGTGCAATTTCATTTTCTGTGTAAATATACACTTTACCTTCGCCTGCTTTAACTACGTAATCGCGTTCTTTTGTATTTTGAAATACCCATTCTATACCTTCAGTTAAAGATGATAATAATGGTTGTTCAGCGTCAACTGGTGTCCAACGATCACCAGGAGGAAATCGCTTAAGTACTGGTTTTAATATAACGTCTTTTTCAGCCATCGTTTTCTGTATTTAAATGTTGGTCTTTTGTTTCATGTTCCCAAATACCTTTAGCGTTATACTCATGCCAATATACTCTACCTTTTTGTATAGCGTCTTTAATATTTCGTTGCCTACCATTTAATTGACTTTCTCCACTTTTAACTTCTAAAAAATGTACAGCACATTTTTTCTTTGAACCCATATCTGTAAAAGCTATATAATCAATTGGGTTACCAAAAAATCTTATGTCATTAGGATTGATTGGAAAATTTTCCATAAAAGGAACATAATGTTCTATTGTTTTTCCAAAACTAACTGCTCTAGAGCGTTGGTAAGCGTCTTCTCTAATTGCTTTTTCTTCTTTAAGTTTCCATTTTGCTAATTGGGCTTCTGCCTTTCGTTCAGCTAATTGATCATGAAAACGCCAAACATAATAAGTAAACGCTAAAGCGCAGATTGTAATTGTAATTAATACTAAATTCATAGTTGATTCATTTTTCTAAACATTTTTACATTGTGTAAAACGTTTTCTTTTTGTTTTGGGGATATTGGTTGGATGAAATTTTCATCAATTTTTTCTTTATCTTTATGTAATAAACCTCCCTCTGAATACCTCATTCCTTTTAAACCATGTATAACAGGATTTGAAGTATCTATAGATTCTATAAATTTAAAATCTTTATAATAAAGAAATTCTTGGGGCAAATTACATCCTAAAAGGTGTACTCTATCAAAATCGCTTATAACATTGTGTTTGTAAAGGTTATTTATTGTTTTTAAGCGGCCCATCATTTTAGCTACGTATTGGTTTGGGTGTTGAAAACACTCGGCAAACCAAGAGGCACCATAACTAAATGCTATTTTTCTATATCCCAGCCACTTATAACGCTGATAACCAGTAGCAAAATCTGTATATGATTTACCCTGTACAACTGCTACTTTTTCCACTCCTTCAGGTAATTCGATTGAGGCCCATGTTTTAGCATTTCTAACACTAGCATTTGCGTTCTCCCAAACATCAGGAACAATGAATTCATTAGGTTTAAGTTCGTTTACCCAATGTAATAAACGCTTAGTATCATATGCTTCTCCTAGTTCATGGAGGGAATTATCCATGATTATATATCTACCTTCTGCTTTAGCTTGTCTAAAGTATTCTTCATATAAAGAATGCTGATCTAGTAAATGGGGAAGACAATAATCATAATCATTAAATTTTTTACTTGTCTCAAGTAATGCAATAGGAACTTCGTGTGAAATTTTAACCTTCATATATAGCAGTATTTTTACCGTGTTCCATAAATTCTACTTTTGCTACTCTAACTCTACCATCTGTTTCTGTTTGTACAAATGTGTTTAGTTTACCAAAAATAAATTCAGCAAATTTTTCTGCTCCTGTAGCTTCTACTACTCTAACTTGGGCTATTTTATTATGCTCTAGTTCATTGATTAAATTAAGCATTGGATCATCTTTAGCAACTAAGATAGTATGATCAAACATATAATCCATCCATGCTTTAGGACTCATACCATCAATTTTAGTTTGGGCACGTTTCATGCCGCCAAAATCCCAAACCCAATTTCGATCATCTAACCCACCCTCAAACCATACTCTAAAACTAACTCCATAGCCATGCATAAATCTGCAATGTGTGTTTTCTGCTTTCCATTGACGGAACACACAACTAAATCCGTCAAATAATTTTGTTGATTGAAATTTTCCCATATTTTATTGTATAAAAGGGTTTTTACGGGGCCTACCTCGCCCACGTCGTTTTACGGGCATAGTTGAAAGTAAACTAATATTTTTAATACCCTTAAGTTCGGCATAGTAATAATACATTTCCTCAAGAGTACCATCAAACTTTTCCATAACAGCAACTACATCCTCTTTTGATCCACCAAATGTAATAGAAAACTGCTTTACGATTTCCTTAAGGCGCTTTTCTTCGGTCTCATAGCCATCTTTAATAAGCAAATTTTGGCGCTTGCGGTAACGACGCTCAATAGAACGACTCTCCTCTAGGAAACTTTGGGCATCATTAAATAAATGCCTTTTTGAATTGACTTCTTCTTGGCACCAGTGAGCTTCCCACTCTGCTTGCTCAAAGTATTCTGGATAGTCAAAATCCCCATTTTGAATTCGCTCAAGCAAAGGTTTATAATGATGGAGGGGCTTATGTGTAGGAAAGCGCCTCCACCAATAAAATGGACTACGCTTCCGGTGAGTCGGTTTCGGTGGAATCTGTTTCTTCATAACGGTCTCTTAATTCTTTTTGTAGTAAGGTACTTTCTTTTTTTAGGGAATCCACGTCTTCTATAGAAGCTCTTTCCATTTTAGAAAAGAGTTCTATAATTCGATCAAAGTCAGTTACTAATTGATCAAAATCTACATTTTCAGGTTTTTTAGCCATCACAACTTATACATTCGGCGGTTCGCGAACCGAGATCGCCTTTAATCACTGAATCGGTTCTTAGGTAATATAATGTTTTTACTCCCAATTTCCAAGCTTCCATATGACATTGATTAATCCATCTTGGAGAATCTGTAGGGTCAAATGAAAGATTAAGTGATTGGGTTTGATCTATATATTTTTGTCTAATTGCTGCTTGACGAACAAGTTCAAGTTGGTTTACTTCACTAAATGTGAGGAAAATTTCTTTTTCATCTTCAGCTAATACATCGTGAGGTAAGTTTTGAACTGAACCGTTATCCGCAAGGATTTGATCCCAAACAGCATCTGTGTTTTTACCTTTTTCTTCTAAAATCGCTTCAAGGGTTTTATTTTTAACAATAAATGTTCCTTTAGCACCGTTAAAAGTGTAAATGTTAGCAGGAATAGGTTCAATACCAGCTGAACAGCTATTTAAACGTGAATTTGAAACTGTAGGAGCGATTGCGAGTAAATGAGTATTTCTCATGCCTGTACCTTTACACCACATAGGTTCACCATATTCTTTAGCTAATTCTCTAGATGTTGCTTCGGCTTTATTTCTTAAATCACTAAAAATAGTGTGTGTCCAAGCTGTTGAAGCGATTGAGTTAAATGGCAAGTTTTTCTTTTGTAAGAATGTGTGCCAACCCATTACACCTAAACCAAGTGCTCTACCTTTTTTAGCGTGTCTATGGGTGCGGATAAGTGAATCTTTACCGTTACTCTTATCTATGAATTCTTGCATAACGCCGTCGAGGAATCGGATCGCGGTTTCCACAACGTCAGTGTCTTTCCATTCGTCGTATTTTGCCAAATTAAGTGAGGAGAGACAACATATAAAGGAATGTTCTTCATCTGTATGTAATGTTATTTCTGTACAAATATTAGTCATACTTACATCTAAGTTGTTCATAGCATATGCTAACGGATTATCCTTGTTAACATTGTCTTTAAACATGATGTAAGGTTCACCAGTTTCAACTCTAGTTTTTAGGATTTCAAGCCACAATTCCATCGCTTCAGAATCCCTGTCTTGTAAACGACGCATAAATGAATCATCTACAACTACACATTGGTGAAGGTTAAGACATTGTCTATTTGGGTCACCTTTAGGTCTGCGAATTTGCATAAACTCATTTATATCAATGTGATTAATATCTAAGTTTACAGATGCAGCCCCACGGCGAACCGAACCTTGGTTTGTAGCAATAATGGCTGAATCATAGATTTTACACCAAGGTACTACACCTTCAGATTTACCATTACCCGAAATTGCTGCTCCTCTAGGTCTGATTCTTGAAACACTGATTCCAACTCCACCACCTAAAGCGGTAAGTTTCATAAGTTCAGCATTTGTTAATCCAATTCCCCTGACGCTATCAGGTGTATCAATACCAAAACAAGAAATGGGAAGACCCCTATCGGTCCCAGTATTAGACAAAACGGGAGAAGCGAGACCAATCCAACCATTCCAAATATATTTGAAGAACTTAGCTTCCAAATCTGGTCTATCAATCCTAAGGGAGATTGCTTTTGCGACTCGTCTATATGCTTTTCTTGGCGTTTCATCGGGTAATAAATACCCTTTTGAAATAGTTGCTACGCCAACTTCATCCATCCATTCAGGGTAATCCTTCCCCGCAACCCAGTGGGTTGTATCTGCTATTAAATTTCCGTCCATTATAAATCTAAGATTTTTAAATTATCGTTTTTATCATATCCCACATTCCCCTCATGAAATTCTCCAAATAATTTAGTCACCTTAAATAAGGGGTGTAATTTTTGCACTAAAGGAATATCTTTCCCTATTATAGAAAATGCAGTGTTTGGTTCAAGAGGGGCTAAAAGGGATTCATAACTGTTATATACACTATCATTACTTATTTTTAAGTTTGAAAGTGCAGAATCCCAATTATCAGACATATAAAGACCATATCCATACGCATTCAAACTTGTATCTCCGGATTCAAAACCGCCCTCCTTAGAACCATTAAAGTTTAGTTTACCCTTACCAGCACCTTCAGTACCACTAAAATTAACATAAGCTTCTTTAGGGGTTTTATATTTTTTAGATAAAAATTCAAGTAATCTATTATGTATATTGACTATAACTTTAGTTATGTCATCCATAAATCTTTCATTATCTATCACTTCCTGAAGGTAATATCCTTTAAATTCTCCTTTAGGTTTAACTACTTTAGCCACATATTTGGGGAATTTTTTCTGAATATTAATATAGTTATCTAAATTACGTTCTGATAAGTATGATTGCTTTTTTATAACAAAATTAGGGTCTTTTTCATATGGGTATACAGTATGTTCATCCCCATATCCTAATAAGGTCTTTTGTCGGGTTTTAATTTCTTTAATCCCCATAACTTAAAATATTGATTCGTCCCACTGCAAGTGACCCTTGCTGTAGTTTGTTACTCTGTTTGCAAAGAAATCAGTGTGTTGTTTTCCGGCTGAAAGGCTGTCAAACCACTTCATTCTTTTAAGGGCGTTTGGATCAATTCCGTTTACAATAGGATCATAACCTAAATCGCCTAATTTTGTGTTAACTCTATTTTTAATGAAGCTAATTAAGTCTTCTTTAGCACATCCTTCAAGATCACCTAACTCATAAACTTTATCTATAAATTCAAGTTCAAGTTGAAGTGATAAAAGCGCAGCTTCAGTTATTGCTGTTTTGAGCTCCGGAGTGTCGAGCTCAGGGTTTTCCTTGATAAGTGTTCTAAATAACCAACATCCGGCATCGGAGTGCATGCTTTCGTCTCTAATACTCCACTCAACAATTTGTCCCACGCCCTTAAGTTTGTTTCGCATCTTGAAAGAGAGTAGTACGGCGAAGGAAGAAAAGAGGTTGACACCTTCGGTGAACGCAGAGAAGATGGCAAGAGATTTTGCGATTTCATGCCAATCTTTTTCGCCATTAAAACTGTCCCTAACTGACATAAGATTCTCAATCTTAGCCATTGTAGTCTCATCTTCGAGGAATTCGCTAAAGTCGTCAAGTCCAAGTGTTTCATTTAGTAAAGAATATGCTTCGGCATGGATTGTTTCCATAGCTCCGAAAGTGGTTGCCATCATAACTATTTCTGGCTTACGGAACCATTTTGTTACAAGACCACTCCAATAATCATTTACTACAGTTTCAGTTTGTGCAAAACCCTTTAAGATAGAACCTATTATGTTTTTTTCTGTGTCTGTTAGATTTTGTTTCCAATCATTTAAGTCAGACATCATTGGTACTTCTGTGTGTAACCAGTGAGCTTGTTGTTGTTTAAGCCAGTAATCAAAAGCCTCTTGATATTCAAAGGGCTTGTATACAATTCTTTCCTCTTTAAGGTCTTTTTTCGCCATTTTACTTGGGGATTTTTAGTTAGTGTAGCAATAAATACAGTATATACTGTTAAAAGTTAAAAATATTTTCAGCAGCCCTTTGGAGGTTTCTTCTTTCGTTTCCTGTGAATCCTGCTCCGTCAGGGTTTGTGTTTTCTTCGTTGTTTACTCGATTGGTAAAATCGATTTTTCCGGTAGATGTGTCCATAAGCGCGTTAAATGTTAAACCATCAGCGCCGTATCTGTTTTTCATAATGTGGAATCTACCAGTACCATTTTCTTTATCTTCAGTTTTGCGCGAAAGGGATATAGCAAAATCAGAAATCATAATTTTAGAGTAGCTTTCTGCGATCTGATCTCCTTGGATTATGTTGTCTCTAGCGGCGGATCTGTTACTCTGAGATGCGGTCCAAATTGGGATTTTTAACTCAGTAGCCAAACCTCTTAGCGAAGTATAAATGTCATCTAGTTTATCTCTTTTTTCTTTTCCGTTTCTAGTGTATAAAAGATCCGCGTAATCTAACACAATAAGATCAGGTTCAATGCCCTGGCCGCGACACTTATCTACGTGCGCTAATATCGTATTTACGTTGGCTTTACCCGCCGGATATTGCTTAATATACAACTTCCCTCTCATGTTTCCTAATTCTTCTTTAACAGTAGATTTATGAATTTTTATTTCATTTACTGGTATTTCCGTAAAGAAAGCGTCATATCTCTGTCCTACATACATGTCAGAAAGTTCGAGGGTATAATGCAAAACTGTGTAACCTAATTTGACAGCATGTCCACCTAATGCAACAAGCGCCCACGATTTACCACCACCAGGATTACCAACAAGCAAACCTAAATCGCCTGTACCTAATCCTCCGCTTAATAGTTGATTGATTTCATTCCAAGGGGTTTCAATAGTGTTTCTGGCTTCTTCCTGGTAACGGGCTTCGATTTCATCCATGTAATCGTGGCCAAGATTTTTTTCTACACCTGCTTTAAGTGCATTGTCAATAAGTCTACGGATGTCTTCATAATTTCCTATTTCAAGTAGGTCAACTGAAGAAAGTAGGGCAGATTTAAGTGTTTGGTTTCTGCAAAAATCAAGGAATGTTTGTTTTACAAAATCAAGATCCTGTGACTTAGTAGATTTAAATGTTTCCTTAAGTTGTTCTTTTACAGCAACTTGTTGGATTTCATTTTTAATTTTTTCTACTTCAACCTTAAACACCTCCATTGTAGGGGTAGTTCTAAACTCATTAAAATATTCTAGAGTCTTACCTACAATCCACTTATTTGCTTCGTTATCAAAAAAGTCAGGCGATACAATATCCGCTACTTGTTGCAAAAACTCTCTGTCTTTAACAAGTGTAGATAGTACCTTGACCTGAAAATTGTGGCCGTACTGTTCTAACTTACTCATGTGTTAATTTTGCAAGATTATTTAATTTGAGGAAATGTTCCTTTAACCAGATATCTGGATTTTGTAAATTAGTCCCCATATAATCTTCGTTATATAACATAATAAAATCATTTCGGTGGAGCAAATTTGTTGGGCGAGAAGCTAAATCACTTATTTGAACTTTTAATTGTCCAGACATAATTGGATCTTTAAGTGACATCATCTTTTCGTTTATTTCCAACGTTTCTCTATTTTCAACGATTCGCTTATGCATTAAACTATCTTGTGTTGACGCATAGTGTATAAGATAATCTAGATTCATTTCCATTCCTGTGATTTCAGGGATTACCTTAGTCATCTTTTTTGGGCCTAAACCTTTAATACCTTCAAGGTTATCTGATTTATCTCCCATTAAACACTTATACATCAAAAAATTGTGAGCTGGTATTCCATATTCGGTGAATATTTGCTCTTTTGTATAGTATTTTTTCTTATTTGGTGACCAAACTACAATTCGATCGTTTACTAATTGTAAAAAATCTTGGTCAGCAGACATGATAATTACTTCGTTTTCTAGTACATTTTGTGCGATATAAGCGATTACATCGTCTGCTTCAACATTGTCTACACTGTAAACATCAATTGGAAGTAACTCAAGGTAACTGAGTAGTCTTCTGAATTGTATTTTCATTGCTTCCTTTTCGTCTTCAAGCGAATTAAAAGCATCAAACTTAGTTACACGTTTAGGAATACGTTGTGATTTATAGTTTGGGTTAATTTTTCTTCGTCTTTTACTACCTCCGGCTCCATCATAAACAACAACTACCCGGGTCGGTTCCATTTGCCTAATAGCAAGTGCAAGGGATTTCATAAAACCCATAATACCACCTACAGGAACACCTTTTTCATTTAATGCACCATTTACGGCAAATGCTCTTAGGAATATATTTAGTCCGTCAATGAGAAGCACCCTGTCATTAGGGTGCTTCTCTTCCTGGGATATGTTATTTAAGATATCTTCGAAATTACTCATTTTCAGTTATGGTTTCTTCGGGGTCACGATCTAGACCATCCTCTTTTTCGTGACGATACTTCATAATGTACTTATCACAAAGGGCTTTATACAATTCTTCTTTAGCCGTAGGGTGACTGTCAAGAAGATCTCCAAATTCTTTAGCTAAGAACTGATGGGTCTCTCCATCGGCAGTGGTGTACTTGTACCAAGCACCCCCTTGGGTTACGATCTTGTATTCTTTAAGCAATTTTAAGGTACCATAAATGTCGTCAATCCCGGAATCGTAAAAGACGTTATAGCGAACTTTTCGGTTAGGTGGGCCTAGGCGGTTTTTAACAACTACGCATTCAACTTCCTGCCCAACTATTTCATCCACACCATTAACTTTCTCTTTAATCTTGCCTACTCCTTTGAGTCGCAAGCGAACTGAGGCGTGGAACTGAAGCGCTTTACCTCCTGACGTTGTATATTGGTCTCCAAACGGCATCGCGTTTAGTTTTTGACGTAACTGATTAGTGAATACACACAGGATTTTTTGCTTACCAATTAAATTAGTAATTTTGCGCATCGATTTAGACATGATGATTGCTTTCGCAGTAGCATAACCATCTTTTTCATAGTCGGCTGCAGACTCAATTTTTGTGGTTGCGGCGGCTACAGAGTCTACTACAATAGTCACTAGCTTATCTTTATTCTTTTCGCGAATCTTTACGATGATGTCTTCCATTGCTTCAAAAACATCCTCAATTGTATCAAGAGGGATGTAAAGCATCTTATCAACATCAACTCCTATGGCGGTTAAGAACTGTGCGTCTAGTGCTGATTCAGTATCAATGTATATTGCCACACCGTCTTGCTTTTGTGTAGAAGCAATTACGTGAGCTGCTAGGAGGGATTTACCGCTTTGCTCTAGGCCCGTAATCTCAACAATTTTACTAACAGGCAAACCCCCATTTGGTCTGTTAGAGATCGCCAAGTCGAGTGGTGTACATCCAGTAGATACCCAAGATGTGACATCTGTTGGTGATTCTTCCCCACCGTTAAGAAAGTAGGCAACTTGGTTGTATTCTTTACTGAACTTTTTATTTAGCGAGGTTGCTAGTTCGTCAGTAAGACTTCCCCCGTCTAGGGCCTTATTGTTGGATTTTCTTGCCATATTAACCGAATAAATCGTCTATTTTAGAATCGAGGTCAACCTTTTCTTTTGCAGGCGTTGTTGCCTCTACTGTTTCCTGCTCTTCACTTGGTGCCAAATATTTCTGAAGTGATTCCTTCATTTCGTCGAATGAGTACTTGTTAAACAACTCAGTAACATTCTTTTGATTTTCAAGGAATGATTCAACTGTTTCCGCACTGTCTGCAAGTGGGGTCTGAACTGGCTTAACACGAACGGTAGTTGTGTCATACATTTTACCAGTTTCAGCTGCGGGAATGACTTCAACAGTAACATCTCGTCCCTGAGCAATGTCAGTAATATCACCATAATCTTCATCCATCATAACTCCAAGGAGTTCTTGGTAAACCATCTTACCAAATTCCCAGAAACGTACACCTTTATCTTCTTCACCTCTAACAATTACAGGTGCAAACGTACGCATTTTGGGATAAAGCTTTTTCGCCAATGCCATATTGTCTGGATCATTGGACTTACGTAGTTGTGATGCAAACTCCAAGATTGGGTCAGACTCATCAAAGTTTGAGAGTGACATCATTCTGGGTTTGTCAATACCGAAGTAGAAATACAATTCAGTAAATGGTATTTCCTTGTTGTGCTTATAGGGCACAATACGAATAACTGATTTCTCACCGCTAGGTGGTTTCCAAAAGTTGGCTTTGTAGTCTGATTTTGACTTGCCGTTGGACTTGTTTTGCAAGCGGTCCATGCGCTTTCTAATTTCGTCTAGATTCATGACCTTTTAATTTTGGGTAAATATAATAACCCAGGTCAACGAATCCAAATTTTACCAGAAGGCTTTTTATTCTTTTTCGGGTTCTATTGGTTCAGGATCTAGGGCGGCTTTTAAATTACGTTTTTGCCACTCATAGGACATTTCATCTTCATTTATAGGTCCCCCTGCGGCCCAAGTATTACAAGCCCTAGCTGAATGGCATTTAAAGTGATGCATCCAGCAATACCCTAATATGCCATCTTTATCGGCAACAGGTTCTGATGTTTTACCTGGTATACACTCTAACATTCTAGGTGAAATATCAAACGCAACACAGTTAGCACATACGGATTTTTTAGCTGCTTCTACTGAAGTGCGCCATTTTTTAGCTATATTTTCCCAATAATCACCAGGTTTTTCAACATTTAAAGGACCATACATAATAAAGGGTGCTTTAATAGCCCTATCACGATTAAGTGTGTTTACACGTAAATCTTGGGTTGCTGTAGGGCATTCTTTTGCACCTGCATCCTCTATAGCTTCGTTGAGTAATTTTTTTAGTTTCATTCTACTTCAATTATGGTTTTTAATCGTGTTCTAACCTTTTTAAATCCACCAGGGCGAGTTAAAAGAAGACTATTACGGAATTTACTCCAGTCCACCTGATACGTAGTATCTAAAATGCCTTCATTTAAATACTTTATTACCTCATTTAGGGCATTTATTGTATATAGTGTGTTGGTCTGTTTTTTTCTATGGACCAATATTGTATTTTCTAATTGCAGATTATAGACAGGTCCGTCTATATTATAAGTTAACATAACTTTATCGTCGTCTAGTGACGCTAAAACAAAAATTTTGTTAAACAATATGTCGTGCTCCTCTAAAATTCTATCTACAACTTCATCCACCCTTTCATCTTGAAGAAAGGTGCAGTAAAGTTTATTGTTCATTTGTCGGGAATTGTGTTGTTCCCGAATAAATATCAAAGGGCCTCTAAAGAAGAGTATGTATTACCTCGCTTTATTTTAATAGGAAAATCAGACGAAACTACTGATTTAATCGCCTGAAGGGTTTCTTTACCGTCTTCGATTGCAAAATCTACTAGTATAGAGTCATACACATATAAGATAATTTTACTTTTTTTACCCTCAAGTATCTGATACAGCCTTGATAACATTGTAAAATTGTATTCCGTTTCAAACGCTTGGATGTAGTAATTAAATAACTTTTGTGGGGTCATGTTTTTGTAGTTGTCTTTTAAAAGCTTGCGCCTCGCAATTACAGTTTTAACATAACCTTTAGTATTAAATTCACCCCATAATTCGTTTATAAATTGTTGTGCTCTATTAAAATATGTATGTTTAAGATATTTTTTATTTATACCTCCATACATTTGTTGGAAAGTAAGCTCCTTACTTCGCTTATACATTTCAGAGTCTATTTCCTCAGTGTCAAAATACATTTTTGCCATTTGTGTGTGAACAGATTCGCTTTTATCTAGTTCACCACCTGACAAACGTGCTATTATTCGTGGGTGATAACCCTCGAAATCCATTTCAATAAGCATGTCGTTATCTGCTTCAAAACCGTCTCGCTCACCTGTATCGTGCTTTAAAGCTGAGAAATTAACGCTATTAAAGTTGTTTGTAGGACGTCCTGTTGTAGTGCAAAAATTATACCATCCGTATATCTTGGAGTCGTGTATACTAAATTTTTCATTTATATCGAAGTGTTTATTAAACGTATCGTTAATTTTAAAACCTTCACTTACCATCCTTGCTAACGTAGGTGTAAGTATTTCGTTGTACCACTTGTTTGATTCTTCACCTTTATAGTTACGAATATATGGGTAAATCGCCTCAAATTCGTTAGTCATCGCCTCATAGTGCTTTGCAAGAGGAATTATTTTATTCACGTTACTTGCGCCAAATTTGCGCTCATAGAACGTGTGTGTTCCCGTTTTAGGTAACGCAGATAATGGTTCGTTTTTTAATAAGTAGTATATGCTTTGTATATCCGTATAAGGAAGTGTAGGGATATATAGTAAAGCTTTTGTTTTTTCTTTAACGAATATGTTCGTATAAGATTGCAAATAATTTAGTGGTAACTCTAACTCAAACCCCTCTGGGTGATCTATATTAATCATAAAACCTTTTTCCCTACTAAATGAATAGAGATATAAAGCACAAATCGATTGTAGTTTAGGGTGGGTTTCATCGTTGTTTGTAACAAATTGAAGGTAACACTCGTCACCCTCACCTTCGAAGAACCGTTCTAATTGTTCTTGTGTTTCTATGAGGTAGTACATACCTCAAATATACGAAAAAACTTAGTAACCTCCACTACCTCCACTATAAGAAGGTGGAGGGGGTGAAGTAAATGAAGGAGTATATTGCATTGGTTCATTATCTTGTATTTGAACCTGGGGGCGGTCAAAAGTTAATAATGAGTGAGGTCCACTAATATGGAATGCCCCTTCCATAGGGCCCTTATCGGGATGAATATGGTACATAGCTCCTTCAGGGTATGGAGAACCATCAGGGTAAAATAATTCATTTAACCCCGCAGTTAAGTTTTCATTGGGGTTGCTTACAAATTCTCTTGGGTTACTAAAAAGGAATTGAATATTAGGATATTGTCTTATCATTTTTAAAACATTATCGTTATTAATCTGGGATTCCCTTAGTGACCATTTTATTTCTCCCGAACGATACAATACATCGTCATACTCTCCTTGTTTAAATTTTTTATATCCTTCAGTATTTAATTCAAATATATTTTCGTGACGGTTTACTTGTTGGCAAAAATATCTAGTCCATATTCCTTTTTCATAATCTTTTTCAGTTGGTCGTGCTTTTGAAGCTACTGGTCTAAATCTTTTTTTAACTTTTTTATAATGACCTGGATTTAATTGGTTATAAAGAAAATTACGAGTATTTTTTAATACTAAGTTTTCTTCAGTGTCAATTTTTTCAAGTTTAACTTTAAGGTTTGTAATAGTATTTCCTGCAAAATATTTTTGGCCATATTGGATATAATCTCCTTTATATTCTTCTCCCGTACGAGGATTATATAATTCCTGTCCGTTAGTATATTTTACATCATATTGCGATTTAGGAATATAGGGCATATTAAGCTAAGTTTCCGGGGTTATCTGTTAAATATAAGTTGCGTTCAGCTACTCTTCGTTTAGTTAAACCTGCTAATACTTTTCCTGCTGCTTTATTCCATCGAGGGAATTCTTCGGCTGCTCCTTCATAGTCTTGGGCATTTAGTTTTTGGAGGAGAGTTGAATTTTGTAAATTACCAGAGCCAACGTTATAAACCCAACTTGATAAAGAATCAAATTCATATTGAGTTAACTTAACACTAACATAATTTCTAATTGCCTTTTCAGCTACTCTAAGTACATGATCTTCCAATTCCCTAGTTGCTTGTTCTTCAGTAATTACATCTCCCATTTTTACTTTTACACCATTAGCATATCTAGTAGTACCATATCCAATAGTAATAGGTTCACCGCCAGTACCTGGGTCAACATAAGCATTGGCTCTAAATCCTTCAAATTCTTTAATTAGATTTATTCCTGCTTCACTTGTTGTAAGTAAAGAAGGTATAATTCTTTCAGCAGTACCTAAAGGTGGGGGAGGTGGAGCAACAAATGTATTATCTGGAACAGCGATTTCATTTTCAATAACTAATGGTGGTGGTAAGTCATCAGGCACAGGTGATGGTTTTTTACCTGGATTAGTAACACTAGGGCCAATAGGTTTACCTTGGTTTTCTGTTGGGAGTATAATCATTTTACCTCCTATCTTAGTAGTCCAATCTTGTCCACTAGTTATACTTTGTTCTTCTTTAAATACAATAAATGCTACCTTATCTCTATAAGCTTTAGGCAAACGGTCACCTCTGATTTTGAATACAGAGCCTATTATGATGTTTGATATACCATCTAAGGTCATTGTAAATTCTAAAGGAATAACAGCACTTGCTCCTAAGTTTTTGTTTTTAGATTTTTCTAATTGTAAAGTTGAAGTCTGTAGTTCTTTTAAAGACGATTTTAAGTCGGCTACTTTATCGTCAGAATCATCCACAGAACTATTTTCATCTGCGTTTACAATTTCAAAATATAAAGGAGTTAGTTTATTAAATTTTTCAGCAGCTAATAAATAACGTTTTTTGATTTTACCTTCAGCAGTTCTAGAATCAACTCCTAATCTTCTATCTTCTTTAGCAGTTTCAGATTGTTGATATCTTTCTTCTGCTTGTCTTTCTTCTTCCTTTTCCTTGTCTGTTTTTACTGGTTCTTCTTCAGGTGGGATAAAGATACGATTTTTAATATTCCTATTAAATGCTTGGAAAGTTAAATCATCTAAATCTTCTGTAGTGTCAGGGTTTTGAGCATGGACAGCTACTGTAGATTTTAATGCGTCCGGAATTGTTGCTTGTAGATCGTATTCTCTAACTACACTGTTACTTGATTGGACTTCAACTGTAAATAATTTGTCTTTAATTTCTTTAAGTTGATTATTATCAACCGGTAGATCCATAACATATGCTGTGTTAGGGAATTCATTATCGATTTTGAAAATAAAGTTATGTAAGGGACATGCTGTGTTTACTTCATCCCATACGGCTTTAAAGAAGTCTCCTAAATCTACATCAGCTAAATCTTTACCTTTAAAACTTGAATCATATGCTTTTAAAAGCATTTCGGTGTTCAAATAGATACCACCAATATAGTACATAAATTCTTCTTGAAGATCTAAATTATTCTTTTGAGAGCTTAACACAAAATCAACATCTTCATCAACTAATGCTACAACAGCATTTGATGCTCGTTTCCAAATAAATTCAAAAAAATCACCTACAGCTTCAACGGCTTTACCTAAAGTTCCCTGATCAGGGTCAATTGTTTCTTTTAATCTGGGGTCAAATAAAGAGTGAGGCAATATACAAACCCCAGGATCACAACTTAAATCTATAAGGTCTTTATTATTACCTCCTGTAAATTTGAGATATTTAAGGAGTTCTACAGTTTTTTTATCATTATTGTTAGGATCGTTTCTAAAAAATTCTTGTACTATCTGTAATTGAGGGGTTTCATCACCACTAGGACGGGGCATAACTAATTCGTTTATAAGAAACGCTAATAAATCCCACCTAACATATCCTGTATTTAGTGGGGCAGAGAATTCACCTGCGGAAGTACGTTGGTTTTTTCTTAAAATATATTGTCCTAATGCTGTTATTTTATCATCTTTAGTAAGTCCCTCGGCTTGTAAAGGGCCAAATTTTTCTAAAATAACATCAACTATAACGTCTGCTAGTTCCCCAGATTCATTGTTAATCCAATTTTCAATAATCTGAGGGGTCCATGGTATTTCACCACCTGCTGTATCTACAGTGCCTGTAAATTTAGCTAAACCTAAAAGTATAGCTCTTAAAATATCTGGGTTTTTAATTTCTTCATCTTCTTCTTCTTTGTGAAGTTTAAAAGTAAATTCTTTTCCTGGATATAATCTTCCTAATACTGTGGAGCTGTTGCCTACTTTAAGTGAATCTATAGCTTCACCCATAGATACTATTTCTGAGTAGCAATCAAAACCGCCATCGGGGCGAGCTTGGAAGCCAAAGTTAGTTACAAAACCAAGAAAACCGTCATAATTACCTTCAGATTCTTTTTTAAGGTTTATTATTTCAGTATAAAGATCTTGTTGAATGACTTTTTCGGCAAATACTATATCAGAGCTAACTTTATGATCTCTATGGATTATACCATCAGTGCTGTGTATGTAGGGTGACCATTGCCATTCTACTAAAACAGGATAACCAGGTCGCATATATAACATCTCCATAATAGCTAATTGCTTTAAATTATGGACTACAAAACTTAATTTAGCTTGGCGCAATGAACCATAAGCACTTTTAGTTGCAATATCTAAACTGGTAATACCAGGCATAGGAACGTGACCAAAACCATCAGAACCACCTCTAGATGCTAATAAGGGATCACCATAAGCCGATCCTGCTTGTCCAAAAGCAGCGCTTCGGGTTTGGCCATTATTTAGTATACCACCTTGAAGTATAAATCGTTTTGCTAATTGGCTACCTTTTAACTGGCTAAATTCTATCTCATTATTACCATCAGTAATTCCTAAACCGTCATCCATGCTTATAACATAGTCAACTAAAGAAGTTGCTCTAATGATACATTGCTTAGTCTGATTCCATACTAGAGCTTCGTTAGTTTTAAATCCACCATTTAAACCAGTGGCTTGAAGATCTTGTCGTTTTTGGAGTTGATTTTGTATCCATTTAGGAAATGACTGTTTAAAAATACTCATCTAACTCTATTTATTCTTTCAAATTCGTCTATAATGGGGTTAGGGTCTAAGGGGATTCTAATTTGTAATCCTGGGGGACAAACATAAGTATCGCGCCTTAATTTTCCAGGATTAGCAGTTGTAATAACCCACCATAAAGAAGAGTCATTGTAAAACTGATATGCTAGAATATCTACACGGTCTCCATATTCTGTTTCTACATAGATATCGTCTAAGGTTTCAGGGATTAAAGGGTATATGACATTTTGTGTATACCTTTTGCCTGCAAAATCTTTTCTTATTTTAGCTTTTTGGTACCTATTCATATCTTATCGATTAGCGGGGTCATCGTTTCTAAGCCAGTTTTGACTTTCAGGAATACCACCTCTATGTGGTAAAATAAATGGTGAATATCTACTATTTTCAGGAGCAAAATCATGGATAGGTTTAAATTTACAACTTACATCTAGCTGGTGGGGTAATTGATTCATCCTAATTCCATCTACAGTACCTTCTCTTTCTTCAGAATCTACTTCAAAGGAGTATTTTCCTGACCAACTTAAATCTATACTTTCAAAAAAACCTGGTAACTCATTACACCAATCACCAATAGTTAGTCTATTAAACTTAGCACGCATTCTACCATTTTTATAGCTAGGTGCCGTTTGAGCTACTAAATAATTTAGTTTTTGGTATAGTGGTTTCATTTCTTGTCTTGATTGAGCATGTATTCTAAATTTAAAAGAAACACTACGATCAAATTCATTATATGTATAAAATTTTTCTGCCCTACCATTATACTTGTAATTATTGTATCCTGCTGTAAAATTATCGTCTACATTATCTAAATATGCTCTAAATACTAGTAATTCAGCATTAAGTGGTTTTTCAGGGTCAATAACTTGGATATTAAATCTAACTAAATCACGAGGTATTCCCCCATTTTCATCTCCATAATTAATACGTCCAGTAGCATCTATGTCAGTAATGGGGGTTAGGTTCCTTTTATCTTGGTAAGCTGTGTAAAACCCCCCGTTATCACCTGTAGTTCCGGGGGATATAGTGTAGTCAGGGTTACCTGTATCATCTAAACGGGGGAAATTTTTTCCTTTTCCTGCTCCTGGATTTCCGCGACCCATCATTCCTTCTATGTCTGGTCTCTGTGTTGGCATTATGCAAAGTTATTATTTACAATATTTCTATTACGAGAAGGTCCTTCACTTTGTCTTGAGTTATTAAAGTTATCATTAGTAACTTTAATTTTACCTTGACCTTCTTTCAATGCTGCTACCATTTCGGGGACAAGAGCATTAATAGTTGCTGTAACTGTTTCTTCAACAATTGCTCTAATTTCTTCTCCTGAAGCGCTCCCTGCTTGTGCCGTGGTAATACCTGCTCCTCTACCTCCGGGTGATTGAGCTCCTCCCCCACCTCCAATAACCCCTAAAGCGGCAGCTGCTGTCCCTAATCCAGCTAATAAAGTTAATACAGGTAACGCTGGCATAAGTGCCATTGCACCTACACCCATTATCGTAAATGCACCACCTAGTGCTGCTACAGCACCAGCTAACATAGCAATATCAGTTGCCATAGGGGCTAAAGCAGATAAAGTTGGGGCTAATATTGCAAATCCCTTACCTATTCCTTGAATAGCTACACCTAGTACAGCTAGTGCACTCGCCATTATA